TTGTGCTAATCTGTGCCACAGATTGCCCGACCTCAATCGTCCAACCGATAAAAGTTTGTATGAATGACGCTGCATCATGGAAGAATGATTTGCAATCGGAAAGAAACACATCTGACTGTACTGCCTGAAAAAGAGTGGTTGTCAGCGAATACCATGCAAGAAGGAACAAGGTTGTTTGGAACATTACCGTTTTTGCTTTATACTGTCCTGCAAGTCGCTCTTTTTGTGTTTCGTATTTCGCTTTTTCATTCTGATAGGCTGTCCGGTCACAGGCTTCACATTTTTCATAGGGTACCGGCTTTTCTACCGGTATCTCTACGATTTTCTGATGTGTCCGGGCATAATCCCGTTGTTGTGTTAAGTTCTGCGCTGCCCCAAACGACAGTGCCGTCATCTTTCTGGAGCGCATCATAACCTGTCACATCGTTGTGACCATTGAACGCATCCACGCAGACATAGTTGATTTGCTGTCCGCCCGGCGTGATGACATATGCCGTAGACCCAACCGCCACGGAAGTCAGCGATTCAAGTTCGTTGTCAGCCACGATATTGCTGCCGCCATCCTCAGGACGATGCGGGAAAATCGCAGCACTGTCGGTCCGGTTGCAGGTATCCTGAGATGTGTTGTTGTACAGCGCGACATCAATACCCGCAGCAGGGATATACAGCCGTCCGCAAAAATCCGGATAGTTGTAGTCGTCCGCAGACCTGTTGGCGGGATTTTCCTGCGCGGATTCCTGAGCAGTGCCATCCGGCTTCTTCTCTTCGCTCTCTTCCTTTTCAGGTTTAAGCTTTGCCTCGATTGCCCCCAACGGACCCGCAGTGCTGACAGTTGCGTCCAGTGTCCCGACTTCCGTGTTCAGGACCTGTGTACCCAGAAGCTTTGCTTCACAGGTATCAGAATCAAGAGCGGATGCAAGAGCCGTTTCCTCCTGCGCAGCAACAACGGCTTTCGTCACCGTCTGCGCAGCTGCCTTTTGCATCTCTGCTTTTTTCTGGGCCGCATTCAGAGCCAGCACCGAAGTCAGCAAGGCTGCGACACTCAGAAGCAGTGCCGCAAAACTTTTCAAAGTACCCATGATGTTCCTCGGTTCTAGGTTAGCCGTTTTCCGATTATGGTTGAGAGTTAAAACGGTCCAGAAACGCTGCTCAACCAATTTCCATTATTATCCGTTCGCAAGAATGTGCAAGTGCCGGTTTCAATTCAGGAATTTGCCGTAAAAACGTATCAAATACCATCGAAGCGCATCTGCTCGCCCTCCGAATACGGTTCTGGTTTCTTGGATTGATTTGCTTTCTTCTTACCGCCGCCTGAACCTTTCGTGGTTCTGTTCTGAAACCCTCTACCGAACAAAGAAGCATCATTGCGGTTATCCGCTTCCGGTTTCTTCGCAGGAGCAGGGGCAGGTGCCGTAGCCGGTTTGGAAGTACCAGATTCTGGGGTTTTCGGCGTTTTCGCCTTTGAGGCTTTTACAGGTTTTTGTTTAGGCGCAGGCTTTTCTTCCACGGGCACAGGATTCTCCTGTTTCGTAAAGGCGTTCACCTTAACGGGATTCTCTGTATCAGAAGGAGTCTTATCTTTCTTTCCGTTCTGGTCTGACTCCATCCCTGCCGGTTTCGGCGCGATTTCTTTTTTGGCGGGCGGTTCAGAGTCGGTTTCTGCAGATTCTTGTTTCGGTTCAACAGAAAGTTCAGGCTCCTCAGTCTCCAACTCGATTTCAGCCTCGGTGTCAGGCTCATTCTCAGGAACATCTTCCGCCAGCCAGCTATCCATGTCGAAGGAATCAGAATCGTCTTCGTCCTCCTCAATACCGGACGGGTCGAAGGTAGTTGGTGTCGGCAATGTTGCTTCCAGTGCCGCGAGTTCCCGCTCCAATGCCGCAGCATCGTCTTCATCATCAGAAGCTAAAGCCGCTTCCTGTTCAATTGCTCCTCCTTTTTAAGAGCAGTGGTTGCATTGTGTACAAAATACAACCATGAATTAAAGTGTGATTCAGGAGCCCCATGCGTCATTCCCACACATGAGGTTCTACGGACTATTCACAAGCGGGATAAATCCAGCCGGAATCATGAATAAAGTGCATTTAATACAAGCATGAATCAGCGCAAAAAAAGTGCAGGAAAGAAGCCTTACTGTAACAGAGACAGTAAAGATTCAATATCGCAGCCCCATAATAGCGCTGACAAGGCGGTAAACGCTTGATGCTTCTTCTCCGAGAAGTAACTGCTGTTGATACCGACCTGCTCAGCCAGTTTGGCTTCATCTGTGCCGTTTGCACCATACTTCTCGTTCACGACAAGCATAAGTACATCGTACAATTTAGAATCTCCGGGGAAATCCTTGACCAGCTCAATAGCACCCCGGATGAGCTGGGCGTACTGGACAAGCACCTGTGCCTGATGGCATCGCGCATCACTTTCCAGTGTGTTGCCGCCCTGTGCGAGAATCCGCAAAGACCGGTTCTCGTCAGCAACGGACGGATTGACGATTCGGGAATATTCCCGCAGCAGCACCTCGGTGTTATGGTAGAGGTAAGCAGCTTCTGCTGTTTTTGCTTCGCCCTCATTCGGTGCTAGTTGCATGACTAAAGGTTTGATGGCGTCTCCGGCAATCGCCGTAACATCCTCAACGATAGAATCGAAGTTGTTGCGGATAGTGACTGCCGTAACAGGGTCGCTGTCAAGAATCGAACCCCTGAGCATCGCCATCGCAAGGCTAATACGGCTCGGCTTGCTGGCTGGATTCATGAACACAGCCTTGTTCATTGCCTCATCAATCTCATCCACCAGCTGCTGGCAGCGGGCGAAGAACAGCTTTCTCATTTCAAGGCGAAGCTGAGGCTTGCACCCGCCCATAGACGATTCGAGGATACGCTGGATGTTGCTCATCCGCCAAACCGATTCATCCTCATTTTCCTCTTTCAGCTTCTCAATGAGCGCATCAATGTCCTGCGCCTTCAAAAGCCACTGAAGAGCCGGGTAACACAGCAGTGCAATCACGACGAACTTTTCATTCGACCCCTTGCAAGCCATGCGGTTTGCATGACGGGCAAAGACCCGCGAACGGTTCACGCCGTTGTATTCGATGAATGTGCGTCTGATGTCCACTACGATTCCCTCCGATGACAGAACCGAACTCAGAAAATCTTTGAGTTTGGCTTCGGTAATTGCAATATCGTTGTTATTTTCCGCTTGCATCCTGCGTTCCCCTTTCGTTCAGGATTTTCAGCTGGCTGTACAGTTCAGCCATTGCATCGTTGCGAATCGTTGAACCAAGCAGGCTGTTATTACTAAAGAATAGATGGTATCCGCGCTCATCACAGAGTCGGCGCAGTTTCTGGCAAAGTTTGAAGTTATGCACAGGGCAGTTGATTCCTGTGTTCACCGCATTGATATAAGTACGGTAGTTGTCGGAATTGATTTCATCGGAGGTATACACAAGCACCTCGCGGTCGTAAGGAAGTTTCCGCTCCTCACCATCCTCAGCACCGAGCACATAGATGAGTTCGTTCAAAAACGACTCTCCCATCGTCTTGTTGTCGGCTTTTGATACTACCCTGTTGTGCGGCTGAACGGTATATCCATTCGGCTTCGTAAAGAGCACCTCGCTGTGAGTTACACCAATCGGCTCACCGTGGATGCGTGCCTGTTCCAGATACATAACGATTGCGTTTCCTTTTGCCATTTCAAACCCGCCTTTTCCCTTGTACTTAGTACAAGCATGTTATGCCGTATGAAGGAACTCGAACCTTTTTCCTGATGCCATCTTCAATGGTATGCAATTCGCACAAACGCACAAGACCTTTTTTGAGCGCCGAAACTATATCTTGTATTTATGTCAGACATTATACCACAAGATATAGTGTTTTGCAAGAGAAAAACGCTATCTGACCACTATATATTGTGTTTAAAAATATTATTTGCCATATATACGAATCCGAGAACACCTATAGCGGTGCTGAACCCAGACAAAAGCGGCACTATCCTTAAGTGAAACTATTGCATTGAATGTATCTCGATGACTGGGATTTTGACACTTTTTGACCACATGCATAGTTGTATTTAGTACACCTATTTGATATAATAAAGTCACGCCCAATAAAAAAAGTCATAGTTAGATGGCAGAAATGGGTTTGAATCAAGAACTGAGGTGATTGGAAAATGCTAACTCTCAAAATCAAAGAGGAAAATTACCGTAAGTTTGTGGAAGAAACATCGAGAAAAAGAGAAGACTGGATTAAGAGCATTTCAGACAGTGCCGTTGTAATCATGGAGCGGCAGCGCTACCTGATGGGCATGTCCAAACAAGAGTTCTACGGCGTGTTTCTCGGATGCCCGATGAATTCCCGCACATACCGGAAAATCATTGAAAAGCAGATACTTGTCCCGGAGAACCTGCTACTTTCTTTCTGCTTCACTTACGGGTACGACCTGAAACGATTTCAGGAAGTATCGAAGCTGATTGACACACACGATTACTTCGAGAACTATCAGCAAATTGGTGCTGCGGTTGAATGTCTCGGGAAAGGAGCCATTTACCAGCTGGCCGCAGCCACGCAAACAGTCTGCACTGATACCAGCCAGTATGCAAGAAGACGATGCGGGGAGGCGCTCACTGCGTTTGCGAAGAAGAAGGAATACGATGAAGAGGTAATCAGAAATCCCGAAATCATCGAGGCGGCAGCTGCATCCGTAAACGAAGCTGCTGATGAGGCGATTGTCGAAAGAAAAAAGAGAGATTCACAAGAAGCGATATCCTACGATATCAAATTAAAAGAACTGGTTTAAAAACAAAGACCGCTGCACCCGGTATTGGGTGTGGCGGTCTGTTTTTGTGCTCAGAAGAAAGCGTCAGCAATAGAGAGCAGCTGATTCATGTGTCCCTCGTCCGGTACGGATGCTTGTGCGGGTACAGGAGCGGCAGGAACATACGGAACAAAGCTTGGCTGCGGTGTGGGAGCAGGCTGTACAGGGGCAGGCTCTTGAATAACAGAAGCGGGTGTAGGCGTTTGTACGGGTTCAGGCTGGGGTTGTGGTGCGGATGCTTCGGATTTCGAGAAATACCGGTTCAGGACCGATTCCATCGAATCTTCCACGGCGCGGCGGATATCAGTTTCCGACACATTCGATGCGCTGGATTCTTTAGCCTGGCTCAGTAAGACATTCGTTTTGAGGGAATCGAGCAACGCATCCACGATGATAGGGGTGCGTTTTCCGTATCCTGCGTTTTTCAGAATCTCGTAAGCCGCTTTCTGTCTCGGGTCAGTGAGGTCAAACATCACCGGCAACCGAATCTGATTCGGGTTAGCTTTAGGCAAGGCAGTTCACCTCGCTTCAACGGTTTTCAGCAGCCAGCTTACTCTCCGCCATCATTTTGAAACCTACTGCGTTAGCGCGGGGGTCTTCCACAAACAGGTAATCGTCCCGACCCAACTCGCTCTCGATGACCGGACGCATCAGGCAGGAACCGCCGCCAATGAACACGGGATACGAGAGGGTCAAATCAACGCCCTTCTCTTTCAGGGTCCGGATAAGGGTCCGGGCATAGGAACGAGCGGTGCTGTGGACCAGTTCGTTGATTTCCCGACCGGGGTTGTAGCCTCTGCGCAGGACATTGTCGATGCTGTAGTCGTCCATATCCAGCTGGAAGCGGTTGCGAACCGCACGCTGTACCTCATCGTACATCTTGATGACGCCGTTGTTAAAGGATTCGCAGAAAGTCATATCGACTTGACCGCCGCGAGAGAACTTCACAACATCGGTCGTATACCCGCCGATATCGATGATGTAGGTATATGCCTCGGGACGCGCCATGATTTGTCCCATGTACGGAGCGATGGCAGCAACGCCCTGCGGGAACACGAAGACGCGGGCAACGCGAATCTCAAAGGAGATGTCGTTGTAGGTGAACTCGACTCGGCGTCCATCGCGGCCGAAATAGGTCTGGTATTTTGGGGCAAGGTCATGGATATGTGTCGGAGGCAAGCCCATTGCAAGGCAAATATCCTGACGGACATTCTTCTGACCGGGACGAATCATGCCGCTTGCCTGAAACTCCTTGGCGATGGCAAAGAGAGTCAGAACATAGTAAGACCAGTCGGAGGTCTTGTCGTACATATACGGAACGCGGGACTGGGTCAGCGTATAGTAGTTGCCCTCATAGCAGAGGGTATCCGCCTTGATGGCGGGCGGGATGTTGCCGTGGCAGATAAGCCCGGAATTGAACGGCTCGGTATGCGGGGTCTTGATGTTCTTGTTTCCGGTATCCACTGCAACGACCAGAAGATTAGCCATATTGATTACTCCTCTATGTTTTTATCAGCGCTCACAGAACGCCAGGTATTTTGCGGTAGCCAGTGCCAGTTTCCCGTACTCGCTGTTCACTTTCGTTGTCACGAACCGGACACTGACCTTCGTCATAGCCTTCCATGCCAACTCGATGTATTTGCGACGCACAGGGGACTTGCCATCGAGAAGACGGTTGGCATTCTCGTTCATGATTTTGGCAACCACGGGTTCGGTATAGATGACGACATCCCGAACCGTGTGTTCATCCAGAGCGAGCAGCATCTCAATCGCACCCATCAGAGCGTACTCCTCCGGGTTATTGGCCTTACCGCACTTGGAAGACTGTACGAAATCCTTGCCCATATCGATGCATAACCCATAAGAACCCATGTCCTTATCGGTATTGTACCGGGCAAACAGGAAAACATTTGCTTCCTCCGCCCCCACTTTACGGGGCAAAGAACCGTAAGCAACAACGCTTTCGGTGAACTTGGGACCATTCATGCCGTCAGGCCATGCGGGAGTTTCCAGCTGTTCCGGCTTTTTATCGGGAATGACCATCTCACCAACAGGCTCATGATATCCGAGATTCTTCTCAGGTTCTTTCTCTTTGGTATCGGGACTCGCATCCAGATGCGCAGCAAAAGCAGTGGGTTCCTGAGCAGGTACATTCTCGAGCTGAGCGGTAGGTTCGCTTGAAACAGGAACTGCTTCTGCATTCTGAGAGGCCACAGGCTGCGTGGGAACGGCTTCGTTCTGAACGCTCTGGTCGGGCTGCTTGTTCTGGATGTCCGCCTCGGTATCGTCAAACTCGATGTCGAGGGGGATATCGTCAACGAAATCAACGGTATCAACGGTTTCGGGCACAGAGGGAGCAACCGTTGATGCGGGCGCAGAGGGTGCTACAGGCTGTACAGGGACAGGGGTGACAGGGACATTAAATGTCTCGCTCTGCGGCGCTGTAGGCTCGGAAGCGGGCGCTGCGAGTTTCTCGCGGGCAGGACGCTCCTGCTTAACCTGCTTGTGAGAGTGCTTGAACAGGTTCTGGACGAAAGGGTTGTTATCTGCGATGTCATCCATATCCTTCTTGGATGCAGGCATTGTGGCGGCTTTTGCCTCAGGGGTGCCGGGATTCTGTTTTGGAATCATGACGAGCGGCTCCTCGACGTCCTCTACATCGTAGTCGTCATCGTACACATGGTACTTTTCTACGGCAGATTCCGCTGCCTGCTTTACCTTGCGCTCGTGCTCGGCTTCTTCCACCTTACGCCGCCGTTCCTGGTTTGCCTCGTATGCGCGGCTTGCCTTTGCGCTGTCAAGATGCGCAAAGATATCATTCAGAGTGTTAGACATTTACGGATTCCTCCTCATTCAAAGTCGTGTCTGCCTCGTCTCCATCTTCGTTCACATCGGTGCGAACCGTTGAAATCGAATGCTTGAAGCAAGACGGCCAGACACAGTATTCTCGATTGCTGCCGCGCCAGGGGCAGCTGGATTCGGTACAGACGATGCGGGCTTTTCCCTCCTTCACATTCACTGCAAAGGCACCGCCGCGCTTTGCACGAATCTCGGCGCGGTGTTTATCGTTCAGTTTCTCGTATCCGCGTTGTACGGATTCCGGGGTGATGCCGAGCGTAGCGGAAATCTCGTCGGTCGTGTGGTTCTGCTTTTGCAGACTCTCAATCTGCTCAAGCAATGCCTTGGTCATTTTCGGGTGTGCGCGAAGTTCTTTAAACTGGTCCATCAAAATAAAATGCCTCCTATCACTTATCGGGCAAGGCGCTTCAAGCGCTTATAGAAGAAGTTCTTTTTCTTCCAAGGAACATCCGTGGCAACAATGGGTGCCTCGATGAATTTCAGCTTTTTAAGCATAGCCATTACCTCAGCCTGCTCGTGACCTGCGAACATGCTGACGGTTTCGGGAGCCGCCATGCTAATGAGGAAATCGAGCATTGCAGTGGCGATACCAAGTTTACGATGCGGCGCATCCACCACAAGGCTTTCAATGTACAGATGCGTGGTAATGGGAAGAACCATCGCAACGCTGTCCGTCTTCTCACGCTCACAGAGCGTCTCGACCTCTGCGTTTTTCTGGCACAGATAATTGATAGCCAGCTGCTTTGCCGGAATAGGGTTCTGTTCCGTGGCGTGGAGGGCTTCGAGGGGAAGCTTCTTCGTGGGAACCTGCAGGACATGTGCCTTCACGGACGCAATCTCTTTCATGCCGTCCATCGCCTTACAGACGATTTCGGTATCGGACAAGAGGTTGCGTTCCCCAAGCCGCCCGCAGCGGTCCTCGTACAGAGCACTGCTCGTATCTGCCAGCACGACGATGGGGGTAAAGGACTTATCGATAATCGTGATTTTCTTCTTCATAACGGTATTCTCCTTTACTCACTCGCAGCAGAACTTGCGCTTAGAACCGTCAAAGACCACGACCATCGAAGGACGGGTCCCGCCAACACTTGCGGCTCCATGCTGGCCGTATTCGGCGTAAGACGGGAGCAGACGGTTCACGAACTTAACGCGCTCCGGCAAAAACTTTACACGGACACCGGGTTTCAGGTAGATGTGCTCCTGAAACCACTGAGAATCCGTAGAAACAGGCAGCAGCATGACTACCGTAGTCCCCTTCTTCTTTGCCTCGAAGCTCCCCTTCTTTACCCAGCGGCGAAGATTTGCAGCACCGCTCGGCGGGCAGCAGAACACCGTATGCCCTTTCCAGTCCTGTACAAGACCATCATCCTGTGCAGTAAAGAACTTCTGGCATTTGGCGTTCTCAGGGCGGGCACAGGCATCGAGGGTGAAATGATATTTGCGGTCAAGTTCCCGGAAGAGTTCATCGGGGGTCTCCCACTCTCCCGCGATGGTAAGACTTACATTGCGGCTTACGCTTTTCGTGGATTTGTCGTACATAAGACTCTCCTTTGTGATAATGAAGTGTACGAAATACAAGCATGAATCTTTACAAAAAGAGCAGCCCTGCGGAAATTGTACCGCAGCGGCGCTCTTTTTGTCCTCATACTTGTATTATCTGCAATTCGCACATTTCCGCAACAGGATTTTCGAAAAAATGCGCTGGTTCTGTGATTTTCTTGAAAGTGAAATGTGTCATTTGCCGGTGTTTGCCGCTGTATCCTCATCAACGGACCATGTGATGTCTCCGCCAAGGCTGTACAGGCTCAGCGTAGCGGTGAAGGAGGCATCATCCTTGCCGACCAGATACACCGTATAGTTGCCGCCGTTAAGTTTGATGGTGTCGTAAGCCGTTTCCGTGTACTCTGCTGCAACAGATTTCGTATCGGTATCGACAATCAGGATTTTGCAGGCTCCCGTATCGCAGGTGATAGTATCGTATACATCAAGATTAGCAGAATCTGCGTGCATCGTGAACGAGAAGGCTTCTTTTGCGCCCATCAAGGACACAGCACCAGCGGCGTAATCAATCGTACCTTCGTCCGTCAGGCTGCTCTGTGACCATTCTGCGGCTTTGTAGGAGGTCGTTCCCTGTGCAACAAGGTCGTTGTTCTCGTACAGCGTTGAAGGGTCTGTACAGCCTGTCAGAGCCATCATAGCGAGGGCGCAAGTCAAAGGTACTGCAATGTATTTGCGCATTGTGCTTCACCGCCTTAGTTCCCGGAGAACCCGAATGTGATATGGCTTGTTTTAGGCGTGACATGGACCGTTGCCTGTGTTTCAAGACCATATTCGTTCTGAATCTTCACAACGCTGTCGCCTGCCTCGATGCCCGTTACATCACCCTCTACAGAGACGGCGCAGATGAGGTTCGACTCATTCTCGTAGGAGTAGTTGGTGCCGTCCATACCGGATTCGAGGTCTTTCACATCTGTATAGACATTGAGTTTCGCCGTCTCGCCGATTTCGACATACAAGTCATCAGCAAACAGTTCAGTCGGTGCCTGAGTGACTTTAAGGTTCACGATGCTGGACGGACCCTTGTCGGAGCGAATCGTTACAGTCGTATCGCCGGCCTTCAAGGGGATGATGTTATTGTTCTCGTCAACACGGGCAATCTCAGAGTCCGCAACTGAAATAGTCACAGTGCCTGCATCTGCGCCTTCCGGGACAGTCGTGTAGGTAACGGGTACGAGGGTACTCTTTGTAGAGGCAACGATATCCTCAGCCTGGAATCCCTGCAGCGGTTCAACCACATTCACGACTGCACCAGCCGTCAGGCGCTTGTTCTGGCTCGTGATGCTGATTTCAGTCGTTCCAGAATTGTTTGCCGTAAGCAATCCGTTCTGGTCAATGGACGCAACATTGTCCGATGAACTCTCATAGTGCATCCCTTTGCGTTTAAGAATCGCATCGAGTTCATCCCCCGTCACGGTCGTGCCGTCGCGCAGGATACCGGTAATCTCCACTTCCTTGCTCTCACCGAGCTGGAGCGTGATAGGGCTTGCGAGAGAAATCGAGGCCAGAGCCTTCTTGTTCCCGCAGCTGCACAGCATCACGGCAGCGCACACCGCAATGCATCCCAATGTGACAATCTTTTTGATATTTCTCACTGTTAAATGTTCCTTTCTGTAATGGTTTCGCAGGTGTTTTCCTTATCCTGCCTGCATTTTCCATTATCTGCAATTCGCACATTTACGCAACTGACGAATTGTGTAGTTTTTGTGCCGGAAACAAAAAGAGAGCAGGCAGCTGAGTTCAGCTGCCTGCTCAAGGATATTGTACAGAAGCGACCATAAGGTCACACTGGATAAGTTAAGTCACTGCCGGAACATCAGGAGGCGTCTTTCAACCAATCCTGAGAATCAACCTTCTCAAACTCCGCTTCGTCGGGCATCGTGCCACCGTAAGGAGCGATGGTGTAGGTGACCTTTGTGACGGGAGTGCAGACATTGGCATCGTTCACATTGCCGGTTGCGGTATACACTGCCATCGGAACGCGCATTGCGGTGCCGGTAATCTTGTTGTTGAGGAAGTCGCCGGTAGCCTTGGGGATGACCCAAGCCGTATCGCTATGGTCGATTGCGTTGTCGCCATCGGTCAGGACCTTATCACGCAGACGCATGTAAAGTTCGCCGCGATGCAGGGTGTTGTTGCTCATCGTGTAAGAGGAAGAACCGTAATCGGTGCCCGTGTAGTATTCCATACCCGGAACATCCTTCACAGTCCAAGGTCCGCTCGTCTTGATGTTCTTCACCTGAATTGCAACCGTAGAATAGTTGGTGATACGGTAGTTGGTAGGTTCAACCACAGCGCCGGAAGAGTTGGAACCATACATGCAGACATACAGAGGCACGGTGGCTTTCAGCAGTGCCGGGTGAACATAGAGGTTACCCTTGTGGATGATGAGGTCGTAGTTCTTAACGGTCTCGCCGTTCGGGTTCGTGACCGAACGAACCGTCAGAGCGTTGCCCTGCATCGGGTCAGTGTTGATGTCAACAACATACGGGGCAAGCGGCTTGTGGTTGTAATCACAGAATCCACAAGTCTTCTCATCATGCGCCCACTCGAAATCGTCATCGGTGTCAGTCTCATTGACATACAGCGGCAGAGACTTTTCATTGCAGTCGGTAACGAAGGGCAGATTCGTTTTGCTCTCGTCTGCATTCTGCTTCTTCCAGTAATCGTAGTTGTTTACGAATTCCTGAGTAATAGCGGACTCAGTGCCGTTATTATCGAGATACAGAACGCTGCTGACAGTATCATTGGCTTTCAGCGGGGTGTCGAGAATCGGTGTTGCATCAACATCGCTCACAACATCAATCAGGTTCTCATCCACATCTTCCATCTGAATATTCACATGGAAGTTCGGGTTCTGCTGGTAAATCAGCTTGTCGTCATCCACTACAGTGACATGCAGAGGACGCTGAGCAACCTCGAAGCGGCCATTCAGGACCATCACGATGTAGTTCTTCAACACATCGTAGTTGTCTTCTGTCAGACCGACATAGGTCAGCGGATATACACCAACAGGAGTAGTCTCATCGGGGACAAGGTCCTCGTGGTCGGTAACAAGAGTCTTGAAGTGGCTCTTGGTGTAGGTCGGGTCAAGGGTCAGGGAATCACCGGGAACGAGACCATCCAGTTCCAGCCAGCAACCGTCAGAAGCTGCCGTGCCGTAACCGTAAGCCTTTGTATCGTGCCACGGGTCCTCGCCTACGCCGTCGCCATACAGTCCGCGCCAGTTTTTGACCTGTGCGGTCAGGTTAGCACGGGCGATAGCGCCGGAATAAGCCTGACGCTCAACATAGTAGTTCTTTGCGTCCTTACCGGTAAGGGCAGGTGTCGCATCAATCGTGATGGGATTCTCATCCAGTTCGGTGGGCCAGTTAGAACTTACCTTGCCATCAGCATCCAGACGCTGACCAGCGTCCTTGGTCTTGTACTTACCAGTCTGAATCGGGTTGACCAGCTTGACATCATCGCCTTCGAGGATACCGTCAATCAGGATATCCTTGATGGTGGCATTCGTGGTGCCATCGTAGTGTTTGATGTTACGAGGATTGGTCGGGTCTTCCAGATACAGGCTGTGGACATACAAACCGCGAGCAGAAATGCTGCCGGAATACTCTTCCGTGCCGATGTAGTAGTTGGTGCTGCCGTTGCCGACCAGCGTCAACTCACTCTCACGAACAATCTTGTACGGACCACCAGCATCGCTAACGCGGTTGCCGGTCGCATCGCAGTAGTAACCATCCACCTGCGTGGTGTTCAGGGTTACAGAGTCGCGAACCGCCATGCCGGTCGTGATACGGGCATCCGGGATAGAAGCGTTTGCAGTGTGGTCATAAGCCTTGCTGTGCTCACCGACTACCGTCAGAGCCATCGGGTAGATATCGAACTTGACGGAAGAGCCTGTGCCGCTCGCACCACCGCTCGGGTATGTGTTGCCGGGGTCGGTGTTCTCGTACTTGTAGGTTACGATATAGCCCTGTGCTGTGCAGTTTACAGTTGCCGTGTAGGAACCGCAATCCTGACGGGCATTCTTGTGCTCGTCCGTAGACGCATCGATAGCAGATGCCTGAGTGCCCTTCTTATTGCTGTAGACAATAGAAGTAGCGTTCTGGACCTCTGTCATCTGGTCGCTGGACAGGTTGCCGGAATAAGAGAGGGTTGCAGCATCGGGCTGACCATCGTAGGTCTTGTTGGCGACCGTGATATTCACAGTAACGCGAATCGGCTCGCCGGAAGAATACGGGTCAGTATCCTCATAGGCCGTGTCGTAAGCATTGTGACCGTTGCGGGTAAAGCGGTCAACAGCCGAGCGGATAGTCTTAATGGTTGCATAGCCATTGCCGGGATGGAAGTTGTTCTGGTAGCTGTTGAAGTCACCGCCCCAAGTAGTGGCACCAGAGCCAACATAGGACTGTGCTTCAAGAACCGTCACAGACTTGCCATTGCTGCCAGTAAAAGTGCGGCCGGTCGAGGTAATGTAGTTAGAACCGCCGTTACCGTCGCGCTTGCAGTAAGCCCAGCCGTCGCCCCACCACCGCTTAGAACCAGTGTTGGCGTAACCGCCTTGCCAACCGCCGCCGCCGCCAGAAGGAGCTTCGACGCAGTTCTCGGAAGAACCGTTGACAATACCTCCCAGATAGGGGTTGAAATTGCCGCCGGAAGAACCGGTAGCGAAGGTGCCATTGCCGCCGCCGTTACCGCCATTGACGGGAACACCGTACTGCGCATAACCGCCGGTAGAATCCAAGGCACCGTGCTGGTTACCGCCGCCACCGCCTGCAACACCGAGCATATACTGTGCTGCAGTTGTGGTATTGCCGTACTCAGCAAGACGACCAGTACCCATAAGACCGATAGCGACTGTCGTAGCACCGCCGCCAGAAGCACCAAGCAGGTTGCCGTGACTGTTACGGGTAATCATGGGAGTACCGCCGTTACCGCCGCCGTTGTAGCCGCCAGGAAGAGGACGCTTAACTTCGCCGCAGGCACTGCCGCCGCCATTCTCCCAGTAACGGTTATCGACCGTACCAGAACCGCCCTTGACGAAGTAAAGCTTAGCGCCCTGCTCAGCCTGAAGGACAAGGCGGACACGACCGCCGGAAGATGTGTTGCTGTTCATGGAACCGCCGCCTGCACCGTAAAGCACAACTTCATAGGTGCCAGCATAGGTGAAGGTGTATTCACTGTAGGGGTTAGAGTAGCTGCTTGCGCCTTCCAGCTTATCATCGACCTTAGGACCGGAGCCCTGCTCATCGATGTAGAAATAGACCTGGTCCATATCCGCATTGTCGGTGGGAGCATCGTAGCAGACATAGTAGACTGCATTGCGCCACCACCATTCCCAAGTGGCTTTGTCGAGGACATTGCCGTCCTTGGTGCGGTATGCGAAACCGTGGGTGCCAATCTTACCGATGTAATCATCGTCGCTCGCAGTTACCTGCTGGAACAAATCATACCAGTTATGACCGGCACTGTCGCGCACAGAGGAGTCGATAACCACGGTGTCGCGGCTGTCAACGGTTGTGCGACTGTTGACGGGAGAGCCTGCCGTGAAGTAGGTCTCCATGTACCGGATACCGTTAGGAGCGATGATTGCGAGGTTTTTGTAGTTGTAGACTGCACCGCCGTTATTTAGCGCATCGTTGATAGCGGAAATGCTCTTGAGGTCGTTGATGTTCTTGTAGCTGCCGTTCTCTGTGGTGATGGTGTTGTGCTTTGCAGTGGCCTTATTGGGAACATTCGCCTTGATAGAGATGGTGTAGTCCAGGACCAGTTCAGCACCGTAAGAGGACTGGCTGAAATCCTTGTAGATGTGGTCGTTCGGGTCAGCGGAATCAACGACACGGTTGAAGTTGTACGCAACGGTGCGTCCGCAGGTATACGGCTGCATGTTGTTGGCGTCCCAGTTCTTCATATACCGCTCTTCTGCTTCACACAAGAAGTAGTAGTGCGTATCGCCGAAGTCCATCGGGTTCGTGGCGTTATCGATGTACAGAGACACGATAGCGTTCCACTCGTTGTAGGTCTTGTTGTTGAGGTTTGCTGCATCCGTAGGATACATAGCTTCCAGCTTGATGTAAGCGGAGAACTTGTTGTAAGCAAGACCGTTGCCGCTCATAAACGAGCGTTCCATATCATCGACATTGCTGCTCAATGCATTGACATTGCCGATTTTCTGACCAACTTGACTGTAATCCAGCTGAATCGTGCCGTCGCCGTCCGTGACATTCATGAAACGGTCCAGACGACCGCCGCCAGCGACATTGCTGAACTTCCAGCGAATCGTTGGTGCAGAATCCTTGTTGCCGAAGAAGGTAATCTTGGTGGTGTAGACCGCCTTGTTATCGTTGGCAGCACCATAAGTCGTAGTACCGTCCTTGTGCAGCACATCAGGCGCAATTGCGTCCAGAGGCACATCGGTGGTACGGCGGCCGTTGTTCGGGTTGCTGGCTGCTGTAGTCCACGCCATGTTGCCGTTCTTGGAATCGAAAGAGTTCAGCAACAGAGACTGTGCTTTCAGAGGCGTCAGTTCAATAGGCGGAGCATACACGACCAAGTGACCGGTACGACCGTTCGGCTCATAGTTGGAAATCGTAGAATCAGCGGTGATTTCGTGCGCAGGAGCCTTGTAGCTGAACACACAGCGGAAATCCAAGCCATCCCAGTCCATGGTCGCATTCGTCAGCGTCAGCGTGACGGTAGAATGCTTACGCATGGTAGAGATACCGGACTCGCGCAAATCGTTCAGGGGATTCCAGAAGGCAGCGGGCCAGAAGGTACGAGTACCAATCTTGGTTGCATCGATGTCAGAGACCTTAGTCGTGACATTGAAGGAGCCAGCCGGGAACAAAGCGGGGTCGCTGCCGACCTCGACCCAGGTGTTGTTCTCATCGCGGTACTGGACCGTGTAAGTAACACCCTCGTTGACACCCTTCCAGTAGTTGAGGTCAAAGTCGAAAGTCGTGGTTTCGCCGACAGGGATACGCTTATCGAAAGCCTGCTCAATGTACATAGGACGAAGTGCAGACTCGCAGTAACCGTTCTTGCCGTCCTCAGCCTTATCGAGGCTCGTATACTGCTTACCAGCGACTGTAAACTCGCACTTGAACTGAATCTTCTCGTTGCAGTAGTCGAGGGTCGTGTAGGTCACGGTGCTCTCGGTGTACGGGATATCAGCGTTGGTAGCAGCCGCCGTAAAGGTGGTCTTGTTGATTTTGCCCTTGACGACACCGTCATAGGTGGTGAAGGAAGTGCCGGGACCGCCAATCTCGAACCACTGGCTCATCTTGCCGCTCTCGGTGATGGCACGGTAGTACCACTTCACATTAGAGTCGGGAACCGTCTGGTCGTAGAACAGCTTACTGCCGACAGTCTTGTTGACAGGACCTTCCCAGTCTTTGTAATCGTCAATCGGGTCTGCGGTGGGTTTGAGGAGTTCCAGAGGATGGGTCTCGCAGTCGTTCCAGAAATGATTCGGAACATCCACGACAATCATACCGTACTCGACCACGCTATGACCACTGGGGTCGATGACCTCAGCACGCTGCATGCCGGTACAGGGTACATTGGAGATAACATACTTGCTATCACCGTTGACAACGCAGTCGTAGTCAGTGCCATCGGTCGCATGGACGATAACGCGGTAGCCGGTGTAATCAGAAACACCGTCATCCGGGAACAAAGCATTCAAATCGCCGACAACACGGGCAACACCGGTGATGCGGACATTGGGCTGGTTGTCGAGTTTCAGAACCGGAAGAGCGCCGACAGTCTTATCGCTGCCGAGGTTCCAGCCGTTGTTGCTGCCTGTAGTGAACATGCCGTAGGTGTTGCCGGTGTTATCGAACAGAGGCTTGCCGTTGCTGGCAAGGTTCACATGGTAAGCATCGGAGTTCCAGTGACCGGAGAAGTTCTTGATGGGCTCCCAGCCTTCCGGCAGAGTCAGGTCGTCAACAACCTGATAGCAGCCGTTCAGAGGATACCAGAAAGAACCACCAGCCTGCAGAGCAGACAGAACCTGCATGTAGTTGACAGAACTTACGCGGATAACGAAGTGGCTGTCTTCCTGACTGTTCTGGTTTGCTGCACAAATCTCGCACTGCTTGCGCTGAGAGATGTACATGACAGTGTTGGCAAACAGAGCAGATTCACCCTGCGTGGCGGAGTTCTCGGGCAAGTGACCAATCTGGTTCATCAGGAAGTTGCCGGTGCCGGAGAGGTAGAAGTTGCTGGTGCCGTACCAAGAACGACCCGTTGCAGGGTCGGTAATCGTCTTGGTGGTGGGGTACGGGTTATAACCGAACTCTGCACCGGTGACATTACCGCCTGCGTAATCGACCCAGATAGGACCGAACGCAACCTGAGAGTTGGAGTGAGTACGAGATGCACCGAAATTAGACGGGATATCGTACGGGAAGTTCGTGGGGTCACGATACTTGACTGTGGACTGTGCCTGAGAGTTGGAATAAGGCTTCAGACGAACACTCAGCTGGTCGCTGCCGTACATGATGCCAGCTTTACCGTAGGAGCTGTGGCTACCACCAGTAGACAGAATCATGGAGATAGCATCGGTCGGCAGGACAGTGCCGGAATCGATATTACCGCCGTTAGCGCCCATCAGAGCGTTCATGTTCCAGTGACCGTTGTCAATGTTAGGAACAGAGTTCAGGACATAGTAGCGGGTAGACCCATCATTCTTATCGGGACCGAAACGACCACCCTCGTAGTAATCACGAGAACCGGGGTCGGTATAACCAGCAATGTGGGCATCATACCAAGAACCAGCATAGGCGTACATGGTGTCGTGACCGACACACATGCCGTAGCCCTGGCTCAGGAAGCCCTTGATGGCGTAGTAGGCTTTACCAGAAAGGTCGGGCTCCTGCTGTACGCAAACGCCCCAGCCGATAGAGTCAATGCGGTAGTTACCCTCAGCGTCCATCATATAGCGATTGGGGTCTGCGTTGAAGGTTTCTACGGGAATTGAAAGAACGGTAATATGCTGATTAAGAGTTTCACCGTTAGGACCCTTGAGCCAACCGTTGCTGGATACAGAGGGATGCGACAGGAACTTTGCATACATACGGCCTGCGTCTGAAACCCAAGGATTCAAGAAAACGACGGCATCTTTGTACTTAGTACCAGAAGCGCCAGTGCCGTAGTTGTTCTTATCCGCATCACGGATAACAGCGGTGTATGCGGGAACTTCTACGGCAGTGCCCGTGACTGTCCATGCGTTATTGCTGTTATGGGGACGGAAATAGACGGTCTGCCCATACCACTCGGAGTTGACTTCAAGCATGTTGCCATCCGTCAGCGGGAAACCACTATAGGTGCGGGTAGCACCAGTGGGATAGCCCTTATCATCCAACTCGTTAGCAGTAAAGTTTCTCGCCCAAGCACCGCCGAGCTGAGTCCAGTAACGGTCTGCGGTGGCCTTGTCAAACTTACCGGCATTGAACCACTCGGTAACCTGGTCGTACATGTTCTTGGTGATGTACTCGTAGTTGCCGTTAAGACCCGTAATCCACTGGTTATCAGAGGACAGCGCAGGACCATTCCCGCCAGCGCGGGGGGCAAAGGAGCGTGCCAGCATAGCAAAGGTGGCAGGGGCATTATCCCCATCCGCAGTCTCCGCAGTGGCAGTGTCAGTGGAAACAACCTTGAACTGGACAGTAGACAGGATGATATCGCCCGTCTTATCCTCATCGGTCAGTTCGTTACCAAGTTCCTCCAAAGCCTTGAAGTTGGCTTCCTTGTAAGCCTCGTCGGTGACAGTAATCAGGCAGCGATAGCTTGCAGTGAGGTCATCCTCCGTAACTTCAAAGGTGTAAGTGGGCTCGGTAGCACCCTCGATATTTTGCCAATCAGTAGTCAAAGCGGCAGTGCTTTCGTCTGAAAACTCCCACTTGCCGTCATCGTTGAGATGTGCGGTGTAGGTGCTCTCTCCGTTAGAAGCATAGACTTCAACGGTGCCGTCTTCGGCATTGGCAGCGGTGATGGTGTATCCATCCAGAACGAAGTTGGGCGTATGCCAGGCAACTCTGACATCGCTGGAATCAGCACCAATTTCATCGAGAGCATCCACAATAGCATAGTACATCTCGCAACCCTGCCAAACAAAGTCAGGTGAATTCGCGAGTGTCTTTGCCTCAGTGGAGTCTTCCCAGACGAAATCGTACCAAGTAGGCTCGTCCTCTTCATACGGATAGATGGCATAGGATTCGTCAGCAGCAAAAGCTTGCTTCTTCTGCCACTGGTAGGTTACAGAGACATCATCACGGTTCAGCAGGGCATCCAGAGTAACTGTATCCCCCACCTCTGCCGAAATCTTATCACCGTAATCAGGTGTAACAGCCTGAATGCCGATGAACGGCTCAGCTGTTTCCGGTGTGGCAATGACATCCTCGGAGGTATCGGGCTCCGTATAGACAACATCTTCTGAATTTGCCGTATCATCCTTGACCGTGTCGGCCGTGGAATCATGCGTCAAATCCACTACATCAGTCACAGTCTGAGAGGGCTCAGGGCTTTCGACCGGCGTATCTTCGGATTCGGAATTTGAAGTGTCGGTCTTGTCAACGGATTCAACCGCATCCACTTCATCATCCGAAACCGGGGCCTCAGTTACTTCGTCGGACACAGTAGTGTTATCTTTGAATTCGTCCGCGAACGCTACGGTATTAACCGCGAACATAGAAAGCAGCATACTGGCCGCCAATGCAACAGAGGTCACTTTTTGTGCAATTTTGTGCATAATGCGTGTGTCCTTTCTGTACAGTGAGCGAATCAGCGTAAAACTTTGGCGTGGTCCTACGCAAAAATCGTCCCTGCACGATTACTTTTGCTTCCGTACATTTCCATTCTATGCAGTTCGCACATTTTCGCAACTAGGCAAAACTTATTTTTTTATCGCAAAGAAAAAGTGCCAGTTACGCAGCGGTAAAAGGCACTTCATACAAATATTTTGGTTGAATTTTGTCGGGTATGCACAAGGAATAATATATGAATTCCGCAGACGGTTTTTGTGAGATGTGACTGTCGAAAATGTCGCCGTTTCTTGTAAAGTCGTAATTCGTTTTGTGTAAAGCGGAAATTCATTCTGTGCAAAGTAAAAAGTTGCTTCGTGTAAAGAACGACGTAATGTAAAAGTACAAATTCATGGTATAATATTGGCGTGGTGCAAAGTTAGTATACTATTAGTGTATCCCACTTTTACCCGCACTTACGGTAAGATGTAAAGCTGCATTTTTCTGTCTTTGAGTTCCCATTTGCGAACCTTCCAGTCTTTGTATGGTTCATATTTGCAATGTTCTTTCCATTCCTCTTCACCGCTTTTGCTATTAGTTTTATCGCATACACGGTCGACAAGAGTTTCTCCTGTGTGGGCGTCGATAAGCTGATAGTCAAAGTATACATCTCTTCCGCAAGCCATTATTGTTTTCAATTTCATTTTCATCACCACCATTTATTCAAGGAGTTGTGACCACTATGTCAAAATACGAATACGCTTACTACGATTCTGAACGCCGTCTGATTGCCGTCGCCGACATTCGTGAGGAATCCAAAAAAGACCCTCATATCTACATGCAGCGTTATGAAGGGCATCTTCTCTGTCCAGAATGCAAGCAAGCCCGGCTCATTGTTGTGCAGGGGGCAGATTTCCCGTTTTTCCGCGCAGCTCCGAGGTCTGCTCACAGGGACGGCTGTGATTTTATCCGCCCCGAATATGTGCCTACCACCACCGACGCTCAGAACCCTGCAAACGCAAAGACTATCCGTTCTCAGCTTCGCCGCGCTCTGGCAAAAACCATTGAACGCCAAATTGCTCGTGCTGTCCACGCCGGTGGAAACGGTGCGGCTCATCATCAGCCGGAAGATGAAGGACCTTTGGCACAGAAGTTGCAGCGTCGCAAAATTTCTCAGCGTCTGATTGAGATGATTCCTAAAAGCAGTGAACCCCACCTGCCTGAAGTGGCTGTTTATTACGGCCGCGTCAAATGCGTTCTGGACGTTGCTGAGAGAGCCACTACAACAAAGAGCCGTTCTATCATTGTGGCCTCCAGAACATCGCTACAGGGGAACCTTTGCTGACAATGAATGTCTCAAATGGTGTCTGGAATCATTTCACTCAAGAAACCAAGGATTTACTTAGCAATCCTGCCGCAGAGCTTCGCATCTCTTTTCTTGGAAAAGCCGTAGGTTCTATGCGGAACGGCTGCCGTGTCGTTTCTCTCAAGAACTCTGAGTTTCTGATTGTGGAAGAAATCCTCTAATTCAGTTAATGTACAACACAATTTCCGAATTGTCCGTTGTTGTCCACTCTGTCACTTCTTCACTTGCATAGTATTCTGGGATATCTTCCGGTTTACCACAAAAGACTTCTTCATCGCTGTAACCATCAGCAGAATCCGATTTATAACGGGCGATGTGAACGGTTAGTTCTTTGTCTCCTGCCAATGCAAGGAATGGTTTTACGGTTGGTTTCATGGTTTTGCCTTCTTTCCTCTTGGCGGCAAAATGTAAAATATCATCTTACCATCTTTTGCTTCCCACGCTCTCACAGTTTTCCATTCATATGCAAGAAATTGGTCATAGTCCTTGTTGTCATCGACCGTGTAGGTTTTGTCGTGAACACGGTCTACAAGCACTTCCCCTGTTTTAATATTCACTATAGCAAAATCAATATAGGGGTTTGTGCAGCAACCATTGCCCATCAAATCATGTATTGTAACCCTATAGCAATCTCTATTTGAGTTTTCCACATACTTGATTAGTCGCTCAGGCTGATTGACCCAGACCAGAACAACAAGAACAGCCGTTTTGTCTCTGACATACCAGTCGCTAATGTAGTATTTGCCCAACATATTCTCCGGTATGTCTTTTACAATTCCCTCAAATACTGTTTTTGCTGAGATTGTGTAGTCTTCCATTATTTCGATTTGCTGTGTCACTGGTTTTTTTGTTTGTGTTAAAAGGTCTTTAAGTTTTATTGGCTTCATTGCCATCACTGCCTTTCATTCTACGCGCTGAACCAACTCATGGCTGATAATATCATTCCTTAATGAGCCGACATAGTATTCATCGTGTTCACGAATCTTTTTGTCTGTTGCAAGTATGCCATCGATTTTATGTCTAATATCGTCTATCGTGTGAAGCCATGAGGGCTGCATCAAGCATAAATAGCCAATGCCATCATCGTCGTACAAGATGTCTGGCACAAACGGAATGTACTCGTCTGAGGGGTTCATACTTTTGCCCTCATCGTCAAAACCTGCGGCGTAAAAGCTCTTGTCGGAATTACGAAAGTAATGGTTCTGATGTTTTGTGAGTCTGCAAAAAAGAGCTAAGTTGCCATAGTGCTTTGCTATCAGAAAATGTGGTGCTACCTCCTCGACGATGTCGATGTCGATATCACCCCAAATGTAGTGATGTAAAATCATTGCGTTTTCTCCGTTGATAATTTGTTCTTCATTGTTGGCTTCATCGCCTTGCCTTCTTTTTTCTTGGCGGCAGAATATAGAATATCATTTTCCCATCTTTTGTTTCCCACGCTCGAACCTGCTTGCGTGCATAAGGTAAGAACTTTGCGTAATCATCAACATCATCAACCGTGTATGTCCTATCGTGGACGCGGTCAACAAGCACTTCACCTGTTTCTATGTTGACGATTGCATAGTCAGTGTATGGGTCAATGCAACAAAAATTGTCCAATAAGTCATGTAAAGTAATCATAATAATCACCTCAAATCACAAAGGAGTTGTTAGTCTATGCCAAAGTACACAGAGGCTTTTTTCAACATCACACACAAACCGGTCACAATCATGCAAATACGCAACGAGTACAATCTCGACCATACGGTTTATGAAAGGCGGTACAAGGGACACATATTTTGCCCATACTGTAAAGCTGTTCCACTGACAGTTGTCCACACGAACGGTCTCCTTTATTATCGCGGACACCCACACGAAGAACACGGCGAAGGATGCATGTACACATTGAAAGAAATTGTAGTGAACCTCCCCACCTAAGCCTTTCGGCTATAGATGGGGCTTCTCCGTGGGTTGTAACCCCACGGTAAATCTCTGCGTTACCCGAAGGTAGAGATACGACCCAAACTTAGCTAACAACGCCTGACGGCATTGGTCGCCACATAGGGGTTAGTCTCCCGCAAAGTTCTCGCAACACAGTGTAATCCCAACAGATGGGCCCGGGCTGTTGAGTCGCCACGGAGGGACTCAGCAGTGAATGCAACTGTCTAAGGGAATACAAAGTGCATTGGGTTCTACGCTCAATGTCAGGAACTTTAGCCTTACACTGAGACCATGCCTTCTTTGACATGGGGTTTGTTACCTCGCGGATGAAATACCGGGCACCAATGTTATAACACGCATTCAAGTCCGCATTGTATTGTTTGCCGCTTTCAAAAGTGGCAAGGGAATGGTTATTTTGCGCACGAGTCACTTTGCCGCTGCCGTCGAATGCCAACTTGCTGGTTCCCCAAGCACAGATATGCGAAATACGGATGCCGCAGCGGTGCGCTTTATGCTCCGCAATGTGTTGGATACCGTTTTTTCGCCACATCTGAATTTTCTGCTTTTTGGAAGATGCTTTCTTGCCCTTGAAATTCAAGTGTTCGAAAACAATTACGTCAGCAGAATAGAGAACCGCAAACTCTACAATGGCAGAGGCAATCTTTTTGGACAACTCATCATTGATGCGCTTGGCATACGCCCAAAAATTATGTGCCTCGCGAGAACCGTGCAGTCTTTGAAACTTCTTAATGCGATTGAGCACATGATACAGATGGTCTTTGTCACTTGCAAAATTGATAAACTTTCTTGCAAGGATAGTTCCATCCGCAGTCATGATACAGCAAGTCGCGTCTGTGTTAAGACCCAAATCGACTGCACAGATTCGTTGCTTTTTGATAGGTGTTTTACTAAGGAATATATTTTCTTCAAACGAAAAGCGCAAGCTGTATTTACCGAAGCGCTTTTCGAGTACAGGCGCAGAGGCGCAAGCGTGCATCCAATATTTGCGCAGATAGGCAATATCGGTTTTACGCAAAGTGACAGTGGCCCACACCCAGTCGTTCTTATGGTAGACTTTCAGGTAAACCGTATGTTTGTCATTTAGAGCTGTAATCTCATTTTGAGAATTCTTTAACTGAGCAGCCTGACGTTTTTCCTTCTCAATTTTCTTTTCTTCCGGCGTGAGCTTGTCCTTAGCTTTTGGATTCTTTGGAACTTTCACCTTTTCTGGTGCGCCTTCCACCTCGAACATGTCATCGCGGAAGAATGTAGGAAACGATTTTCTGTCAACCTGAAGCGTAGGCACAGCCGTCTGCTTGTCGGTATTTTCCCAATTAGCAAGATTGCTTTGGTAGCTGCTCACTGCACCGATAGCAGCTGTAATGGTTGCACGGCGCAAGTACGAAGGATACTTATAGAACTTTTTATCGAATTCCGGATATTTGGCTTCACGGTTTTTATTGCCATGAACCAGCTTTTCGATATAGCGTTGCTGTTCCAAGGCTCCGACGGTTATGCTTTTTACGGCATCCCAATTCTCGTTGACAATACCAATCAGGTAGGAGAGTGCTTCCTGATATATACGAACCGTATCGTTAAGGTTGACACTGCAGTTGACAATTCTGACTTGATAGCTGGATGTAATATTCAAAGCACTCACCTCCTTTACAATAGTGTCGCTTTATAGTATGATTATACCTCAAGCATAGTTAGTTGTAAAGGATATACCATGTGCAAAAACAACCTATATAGGACAAATAGACACTCCTGTTACCTACTAGAATACCATTTAGTTGTAGTAACTAAATATCGTCATCCTGTGCTTCATGGTGCGATAAAAACCTACCTGATTGACCAAACAAAAACAATCTTTGATTCATGGCATTGCACTATTAAGGCTGTCAATACTGACTTAGACCATATTCACATTTTGTTTGAAGCTCCGCCACAAGTACAGCTATCCAAACTGGCTAACAATTATAAAACCGTAACTTCTCGACTTATCCGTAAAAACTTTAGTGAGCAACTTAAGCAATATTATTGGAAACCATATTTTTGGAGCGATAGTTACTTTGTGTGTAGCGTTTCGGACAGAACAGAAGCGGCTGTAAAATCCTATATTGACTCCCAGTAAGCGAGCTAACCCCGCCTAAGCTTTAAAGCTATAGACGGGGTGTGCGCTCTTCATTTGTCATCAAAGATGTCGAGAAAATTGGAGGCGATATTGAGAAGCAAGCTGTTTCTCAACTCGACATGCTTTTGCGTTCGATGGTTGATAACAATCAAAAACCGGATACCACAAAAACCGGGAACTCCGGACAAGATTGTAGAGACATTCCTGTTGTGCATCGGCAACAAACATTGCAAAAACGCCTTCCCCAATGCCGTCTTGAACTTTTGCCAGAGTTGTTAGCCGCAAACGAAGCGCCTCGAGAAGTCAATATTTATTATGGCAGAGTGCTTTGCGAAGTTGTTAGCGACAAAACCCCTTATAAAGGAGCTGATGTAAAGGTGTTAGTCGTAAAAGATATAGTAACAAAGAAAGTCATCATGGGGCTTACAATGTCCTTAGTTGTTTGGAGTCATTTTACAACTGACACGCAAGCATTGCTGCAAGCTGCACAGCAACCTCTTCATATTGCGTTTCTTGGCAGTCCATCATCTTTGCAAACCCAAAAACTAAAGTTATCCCATATGTGCTATCTTAGAAGGTCTACATTCTTGCAAATCCTGGAGGGGTGGATTGCTTGATACAATTAAGCGCGTACCATCTGTTTCCACCTGCCAATTTGATATGATACGTTCTCCGAGTGCTTCATCCACATCTTTAACAACACCTTCAAATAGAGGCGCATCAAACCAAAGACCTTCATCAATGACAATTCTCTGCGTGGCAGGGTCCTTGGCTGTGCGCAGGAGTTCTTTCAGCTTTATCGGTTTCAATTCCGTCACTGCTCCTTTCTCTTTTCATTGTATTCAACTCGCACATTCTGGCAAACGGAAAAGCTGGGAATCTCGCAGATAACAAGTGAAATAGCATTCCGCAAACAAGAAAACTCGTAGCAGAGGAACGAAGTGTCCCAACGCTACGAGTTCTTTTATCTTTTGATGCCTATGTTGGTAGGAGTTACTGCACCGAGATATTCGTGACCTTAACGCCGCATCCTACCAGGCTAAGCGCAATAGCCGTAATCACGATAACTGCCAGTGCGAATCTCTTTTTCATTTGCTAACTCCTACCTTATTATAATAGGCACTGCTTTTCAAAAAGCAAACTCGTAGAAGAGTGTTTTCTTCTACGAGCTGCCGGTTACTCATAATTTACTATTTTTCAAAAAGCCCTTAGCAAAGGATGCCCACATCTTCCGGAGGGCAACTCTTATCAGCCTCGCCGGGAATCACTGTGCCCCACCAGTCGGTGTTGGAGTCTCCACCGCTCGGCTGTGACGGCTGTGCGGGTTCTGGATTACTAGGCTGTGCCGGTTCGGGATTGGACGGCTGTGCGGGAGCCGGGGCAGCAGGCTCCGGATTACTGGGCTGTACCGGCGTGGTGGGAGCGGAAGGCGTGACCGGAGCAACGGGGGTCTGGTTGGAAGGCGTCACGGCAGCAGAACTGTTGCCGGAGCCGCTGTTGGTATAGGTCTTGTTGCTGGTCGTGGTCTTCTTCGGCTGTTCAACCGTCACTTCGTAGTTGGCGCTCTCCTCACCAGCAGTCGCCGTGATGGTTGCATTCCCGGAGAAAACGGCAGTTACCTTCCCATTGGAGTCAACGGTAGCAACCTTCTCGTTGCTGGACGACCACTCGATGGTGGTCTCAGCGGCGACCTCATCGGGAGCAACAGTCGCCTTAATGGTATGAGAATTACCGACCGTCAGTTTGCCTTCGTTGGTGTCGAGCGTGATGCTCTCAACTTCGTAGAACGCTTTCACATGAGTCGTCTTCTCGGTGACCTTCTCACCATCCTGCAGGAGGGTCGTGGTGATGTCGCACTCACCTGCTTTAAGGACCTTTACCTTGCCGTCCTTATCGACGGTGGCGACTTCCTCATCGCTGGAAGCGAAATCAAACGAAATGTTGGACGCATCTTCCGGCTCGCATTTCGCTTCGATTGCGGCTTCGTCTGTATCGTTGAGTTTGACATCCAGGGTATCGGGAACCTTTAATTCTTTTGCGGACACCTTAACGGTGATGACGCAGACATCCTGCATCTCGGTATCCTTGACCGCTGCGGTAATTTCAGCCTCACCGGCTGCGACTGCTGTAACGGTGCCGGTCTCATCGACCGTAGCGACGCTCTCATCGGAGGAAGTCCACGCGAGCGTCAGCTTCTCAGCCGCCTTGGCAATCTTTTCATCCTGTGCAGCAGTTTCTGCTGTAGCAGACTCACCGGTTGCGATGACAGGCGTTTCTGCAGGCGCATCCTCCGTGCCGAAATTCACCGGCAACGTGATGCTCTCGCCCTTTTCGAGGGTCGCAACATCCGGAACCGAGATGTTCGTGACCCTAACGCCGCATCCCACAAAAAACAAAAGCGTTGTAACGGCGGTAACAGTTGCTAACGCAAATTTCTTTTTCATTTACTTGCTCCCTACCTTATTATAATATGCAGATGTTATTCTTTAAAAAAGAAAACTCGTAGCAAGAAGACTTGCCGCTTCTATACTACGAGTTTGCATATTACTGATTTTACAATTTTACTATTGTTAGCACCAGCCAACTTCGTGCTCTTCCGGGTGGCAACTCTTATCAGCCTCACCGGGAATCACTGTGCTCCACCAGTCGGTATTGGAGTCTCCACCACTCGGCTGAGACGGCTGTGCAGGCTCGGGATTGCTCGGCTGCGCCGGTTCAGGGTTACTAGGCTGTGCCGGTGCCGGGTCAGGCTGCGCAGGAGCCGGAGCAGCAGGCTCCGGATTACTGGGCTGTACCGGCGTAACGGGAGCGGACGGCGTAACTGGCGCGGTCGGTGTAACAGGTGCCGGGTAGGAAGGCGTCACAGCAGAACTGTTGCTGGAACCGTTCTTGGTATAGGTTTTGTTGCTGGTCGTGACCTTCTTCGGCTGTTCAACCGTCACTTCGTAGTTGGCGCTCTCCTCACCAGCAGTCGCCGTGATGGTTGCATTCCCAGAAGAAACGGCAGTTACCTTCCCATTGGAATCGACAGTAGCAACCTTCTCGTTGCTGGACGACCACTCGATGGTGGTCTCGGCGGCAACCTCTTCGGGGGCAACAGTTGCCTTAATGGTGTGAGAGTTGCCGACCGTCAGTTTGCCTTCGTTGGAATCGAGCGTGATGCTTTCAACCTCATAGAACGCTTTCACATGAGTCGTCTTCTCGGTGACCTTTTCGCCATCCTGCATGAGGGTCGTGGTGATGTCGCACTCACCGGCTTTAAGGACCTTCACCTTGCCGTCCTTATCGACGGTGGCGACTTCCTCATCGCTGGAAGCGAAATCAAACGAAATGTTGGACGCATCTTCCGGTTCGCATTTCGCTTCGATTGCGGTTTCATCCGTATCATTAAGCTTGACATCCAAGGTATCGGGAACCTTCAATTCTTTCGCAGACACCTTGACGGTGATAACGCAGACATCCTGCATCTCGGTATCCTTGACTGTGGCGGTAATTTCAGCCTCACCGGCTGCGATTGCCGTAACGGTGCCGGTCTCATCGACCGTAGCAACACTCTCATCGGAGGAAGTCCACGCGAGCGTCAGCTTCTCAGCCGCCTTGGCAATCTTTTCATCCTGTGCAGCAGTTTCTGCCGTAGCAGACTCACCGGTTGCGATGACAGGCGTCTCTGCAGGTGCATCTTCCGTCCCGAAATTCACCGGCAGCGTGATGCTCTCACCCTTTTCGAGGGTAGCAGCTTCCGGAACCGAGATGTTCGTGACCTTAACGCCGCATCCTACCAGGCTGAGCGCCATAGCCGCAGTCGCGATAACTGCCAATACGATATTCTTTTTCATAATTATGGAGCAGGATACCCCATCTATAGCCGTAAGGCTTAGGTGGGGAGGAATGCGTTTCTTAGAAAAGACTAAGATATAGCATTTCCTGCTTACCTCCTTTCAATATTTAGATAATTTGTATCCATGGTCCCGCATGGCAAACAACTTGAACTTTGGAAATTGTCACGGATTTACTTTTCCCATTAACGGGAATTAAAAGTCTTGTGCCTTTGTTATGGCAACCGCTTGTAATGTATGTTTTACCCTTGAGACGCACAGTGTCGTACGGCTGAATCGCATAGCGCCGCTTTCTTATAGAGCGACGACCCTTCGATACCTTTTCGCTGCGGTACTTGTGCAGGTTTTCGGAATCTTTTTTGTGGTTGCGACTTATTCTGCCGTTAAAAAGTTCCTTGCCTTTTGCTTTGTTACCGGTGCGAGCGTCAATATAAGTGGCATCGTAGAATTTTTCCAGTACACGATTGTTTCTGCGTCGTTTTTGGTAATGTCTAAACCCACAACGATGTACCGGGTGAAAATCTCCCATTGCATACGCATCGTTGTTGTGACTTTTCTCAAGCTGAAGCGCGATGCGCTTCTCCTTTGTCATAGCGCCATAAGTAATGGTCACAAATTCTTTGCTGTATGTGGTGTGCAGTGCATTTACTATCTGCCAGCGAACGGCGTTCATAAACGCTGCGCCTGAAAGGTCGGCAAATTCTTTATCTTCGCCAAAACCGAAGAGCTTGCCACCTTTTTGATGATTTGCTGGCGTGTGGCACTTTTCACACGCTGTAACCAGCTCATCAAGCTTGTAGCCGTGTCTGCCTTTCCAGTAAAACATGTGGTGCATGTGTAAGATGGCACCATCCGTGATTTTGCGCCCACAAACCTGGCAGGTGTAATTGTCACGATAGAATACTGCCTCACGCAGCGTGGCTAAATTGTAGCGCGGACCTTCTTGATAGTCTGCGCCTTCCGGCTTTGTTTCGCCTTTCTGGATAGCTTGCAGCAGCATTGTATCAAAAGAACCAACCTCAACCGTTGCGTGAGTAATCGGAATCACAGATACATACCGTTCGACAAGGCTGATATTCAGCTGCTTCTTATGCTCCAGGGAAGGTGCAAGCCAACCTTCGCTGCGCTTGCGATTATCGAAACGCGGTTTACGGTAACGCAGTCTGTTTCTGCGGGCGCGGCGCATCTTACGGCAATCATCGTGATGTTCTTTCTCATCTTGCAATGTATCATACTGAGCAGATACGTATTCGTGAGATTCGCTTTTCACACTGATGCCAATGTAGTTATAACCTACATCCTCGCAGATTTCGATAGGTTGTTTGTTTGTTTTGCTGTCATACAGCAGCTGGATTGTAAAGGGATGGTGCTTAACAATTTTCGCTTTTCCGTCTTTCAGAAGTCGGCGTACCTTGCCAAGACGGAAGGTAGGCATTAAGCGTTCACCATTGTTGCTGAGAACACAAACGCAAGTGTTCATGCAAGATACTCCTTTCGTAAAGTAGTAATGAAACTATAAGTCAGGACTTGCGCCCTGTGGTCCACTTCGCCAATGTTATGCACTGTTTTAGCCTTTCGGCATGGCTTACGCACTTCTCCTACCCTTAGAGATGTTTAACGTAATATGTATCAACGGCTTGCACCGCTAACGCATACGCTGCCCGCAGAGCCCGACACTTGTGGAGCATAATCGGGGTGCCTATATTATGAAGATGATTGCTCATCAAATGCATAACGGAGTTCGCAGCAACCGAAGTTGCCGTTCACCGAGGCTAATCAACCGGGCTTACGGGTTTCACCGCAAGCCCCGTCTATAACCGGTGAACCGGTTTAGGCGGGGTTATTGACAAAAACACTCCTTCTCGGCATCTAGCGCTGAGGCTACTCAATAAAGATAGGTTCCGCCAGCCCTACGCGGTTTTGGATTTCGTCATCGACGATACCGTGGACTCTTGGCGTCCTATCCTTCTGTACACTTGCATTTTATCACGGAGGTGTATTGAATACAACCATAATGGCTCGATTTTAACAAATCCGCAACAATTTGTGTCAGAAAAAGAATAGGTATTTCTTTCTCTATTATATTTTGCATCGCAAAAATGTCAATGTACATTCTTTATGAACGCAAATTTTCGTCGATTTTCTTTAGCCGTTTTGCTGCCAATACCATACGACCGTTATTGATGTTGTAGTCACAGGTGACAAGGAACAAGAATTTGTCATTGTCGCAGTCGAATTGCAGTTCCTTGTAAATCGAGGCTTTATCTTGGATGGTTTCGAGCATATCCTCAGTTTCGGAGGCAGAGAGCGTGTTCGCCCATGCCTGAATATCTACAAAGTTCTGGTCATCCACATATCCCGGCACGACCATGAGCGCGAATATCTGATAGTATTCTTTCCCGTACTCGCCTTCCCAGCAAACAGTCCCGTTTTCATCGAAGAATTCCGGGTCCTTGAACTTATCCAGAGAGCCGAACATTGTCCCATCGTTCATCTTATGCCCATAGATGATAAGGTTGCCGTGCTGCCGCGTATCACATACTTCATCGAGGAAAAGGGTGCCGGGGATACTATGCTCTCCGTAGATATCCGTACGAAGGTAGGTGTCGTTTGTTTCTCCCTGCACTACCGGCCCGGTAGCGGTCGTACCATATACAGTAAGCCATCCCTTATAATCAGGGTTGACCGCAAGCATTCCATTGGACCAGTCAGTCTCATTGGTTTCCTGTGCAGTCGTTCTGATAGCCTGCAAGGATGAAGTGAGTTCCTGGGTCTTTTTGGTTTGTGCTATACTTCTAAGCAGCATACCGCTCAATACAAGCACTGCGATGAGTGCAGCTATACTGATAAGGCGGGATACCCAGCCGATGGTTTTTCTTGCGACAGTCTTGACATTTGCCATGCTGATAGACCTCTTATTCGATTCCTGATACTATATTTTTCTGTTGCCGCACAATCCTGCGGCCTTGCGATGACTCATGATTTTATTGTATGCGATTCGCACATTTCGGCAACGCTCGCGCCTGATTTTCTGAGAAATCCCGTATGATTTCTGGATTTCGCCCCACAAACAAAAAAGTCCCGGTGCCGTTATGGCACCGGGACTTTGCATTTTAAGCGGGAGTTGCAGCCTTATCGTCTTTGCGCTTACCCTTGCAGGCGGTGGCAACACCATCGCTCACAAGGTAGCAGCCACCCGCGACCAGCAATGCTTCCAGCAGCGTCTTCTGGTCGATGCCCACATCACCCATCTTGGGGATTTCATGGACAATGGGGATGGTTTCCGGAATATCCGGAGCAAGGTACACGGTGAACTTCGTGCCCATTTTCGGCGTGATGTTCAGAGCAGTATCTACTTCATCCGACACCGCAGCCTTATTGGTAGTACCGTGGTCCATGTTCGGGTGTTCCGTTTCGGCAGCAAAACCCACAGCGGTAGACATCATCAATGCCATCGATACCGCCGCGCATGCTTTTGCAAAACGCTTCATGGAAATTGCCTCCTGTGTTTTTCAAAAAATGCCCCAGCACAAACGGATGGGTCTGCACCGGGGCATCGGCATACTTTAACTCAGAACGGAAATAGTAATCTTGGCGGCAGCAGAACCAACCTCAATCGGATTCTCGCTATCAGAAGTGTCATAAGCCGTGAAAGTCGCAGTACAGTCATAGGTGCCTGCTTCGAGCGGCTGGGACAGCTTATCGGTCTGAATGTGGTAGTTGGGCTGGATAAGACCACTGTTGTAAATCTCAGCACCGCCGTCATCGAGCGTGATGCTTACGACCTGAGCGTACTTGTTGTTGGGGACATTCTCGATTTCGAGCGTACCCTCAGAATCTCCGGTCTTGAATACGGGATTTACATTGATGGAAATAGCCATGGTGCCATCTTCTACCACCCGATTCAGTTCTTCCTGAATCTCAGCCTCGCTCTTGCCATCGAGCTGGCCCAGCTGTGCGGCAACGGAATCTTCCAGACGGTTGTCCGAAATCTTTCCGCTCTTCTTCCAGATGAACAGGCCTGCGCACAGCACAAGCAGCAGAACCACACAAACCGTGATGGTACGGTGCAAAAGCTTGTCATTCTTCTTCGAGGTCTTCTTGTCGGTGGATACGATATTGTTCGCCATAATATTATTCCTTTCCAAGTGTGATGCTATTAGCTAAAACCAAAGCCGCCGAGCGGCAGGTCACTCGACGGCCAACTCGCTAACGAGTTTGATTTATGCCGAAATTTTCAAATCAGCGGTTGCTGCCGACACCGCCAGCGGTAGCAGTCTGGGTGTCGCCGGTCTCGAACATCGGGATGATGCTGTAGGTGACGCGAACAACAGGAGTGCAGCCAGCGTCGTTGACATTGGAGCCTGCAATCTTGGCGTTGACGATGAGGGGCAGAGCCTTGGCGGCGTCATGAGTGACAGCGTCAGCGGCAGCGCCGGTCTTGGTGACCTCGGTCGGAGCGGCCAGGAACCAGCCGTTCTCGGTGATGTCCAGAGGAGCAGAGCACTTAGCCAGGTCGATGGCAGAAGCGTTGTACATAGCGGAGTCAGGAGCAATGCTCATGGCAATCTCGCCACGCTTCAGAGCAGAGGTGCTCATGGGAACGACGCGCCAGGTGGCGGGCTCAGCCTGCAGCTCAGAAACCTTCAGAGCCAGACCCTCGCGCTTGGAGTTGTCGGTCATGGAGGTGCCGACATCGAACTTCTTGCCGAAGTTGCAGCTGGTAGCGCCATCGGAGATGACGAAGTCCTCTTTCAGCTGGTGGTTGCCGTCAATACCCTTGACGGTCTCACGCAGGGCGTCGCCGTCCAGAGTGCCAGCAGCCTTGAAGTCCCACTTGCCGTCGATGAAGATGACATAGCACTCGCCGGAAGCGTTGATGTGCTCGTCAGCACCCATCTGATGGTAGTTGGCAGGCTCAGTCCAGCCAGCCTGGGTGGCGGGGTCGCTGTACCAGTAGGTGTAGGACTTGGTGGTGGCATCATAAGCGATAGCGAACAGCTCGTCGTTGGAGTGGTCGGTATCGTAGATGCGGCTGTAGTGGGTCACCTTGGCAATGTCAGCGATGTAGGTGCGGCTGTTCTTGTCGATGGTGGAGTAGTTGCGCAGCTGGTAAGCGTCCTTGGTCGGGGTGACAACATTGCCGGTGCTGCGGAAACCGTACATGCAGACATACAGAGGAACGGTAGCCTTGACATTGACATGGTTGACAGTAGCGACGGTGATGTCGTACTCAACGCGGCCGTCATCGGTAGCGACACCCGGGTGCTCTTCCTCCGTCGGAGGAGTCTCTTCCGGAATCTCGGAATCGTTGTCCAGGTAGATGTAGAACTGGGTGCTCATGGTGGGGTCTTCGTTGGTAGCAGTGTCAACACCGTTTGCCTTGGTGTCGTCGCTGACCTTGGCCTCATCAGCAGTACCGTGGTTCCAGTTCACCTTGCCGTTTGCTTCCTGGCAGTCGGAAATCTTGACGAAGTGCTCCTGCTTGGTGCCGTCGCTCTTGGTGGTGGTGTAGATGCCGTACTCGCCAACCTTGTTGTAGGAGCTGCCCATGATGTAGGCGGCAGGAATGGCCTTGAAGCCAGCGGTGTCCTGGTCGGCGTAGGTGACGGAACCGTCATCGTTCACCTTGTAGAAGGACTTCGTGCCGATGCGGTAGACGGGGGTGGAGTGCAGCATTGTCTCATCGTTGGGATGATTGGCAATCACAGTGTTGTCAGTGGGCTGCTGAAAATCCTCTGCAGCGAATGCAGTGATAGGCGCCATGCAGCTGGCGGCCATTGCCATGCCCAGAACGGCAGAGGCAACGCGCTTATAACTTTTCATTGGAAAAGCTCCTTTCAAAAAATGTGTTTGTGTTATTCCATTCATCCCATCCGGAGATTGTTCCTGCATACAGCCGCCGTCAAGGAAGTCTGGTCGAAATCAGTGAGACCAAAATTGTATTTTGTACAACCATGGTCCTGCCCTTAAAAGCATCCGATACCGCCGGTATCGGACCACTGACTTTATTCTATGCGGTTCGCACATTCGTGCAAGCAAAAAACATCATCTTTTTTTCAAAAATCTAACACAAACCCCAATTTTTTTGGAAAAATCTTCGCAAAAACGCAAATCTGCCATGAATGTGTATGTTTCCAGAGTGTCCCTGCACGCAAAAACCACCGCCCTTTCTCGGATAACTCGAAATCAGGCGGTGGTTTGTATGGCAGAAATCGTCGAACCGGCATAATAATTCTCTGCGGAATAATGCTACGCAGAATAATTCTTGACAGAATTATTATTGCAGTGTATGCTATAAGTAGCAAAAGATGCAGGAGGGAGTTAATATGCCATTCGTTGATAGAGAGATAGAGATGTCTGCGTTGGAAGCCGCCTATAAAAATCCTATCGCTTCTCTTTTTGTGGTCTACGGTCGCCGTAGAGTCGGAAAGACCACTTTGCTCGCAGAATTTTGCAAAGGCAAACACGCATTGTACTATTTGGCCACTGAGGAAAGTATACAGGCAAACTGTGCAGCTTTTCGTGAGATGGCCGCAGACTTTCTTCAAGACGAACTTTTGCGCAGCGCAGCAAATGCTGGCTGGGAAATGATTTTTAAGACATTGCTTGCGCAGCCGAGTGAGGAAAAGCTGGTAATCATCATTGATGAGTTTCAGTATCTTGGCAAAGCCGACAAAGCGTTTCCGTCTGTATTTCAGAAAATTTGGGATACCCAACTAAAAAACGAAAACGTGGAAGTGATTCTCTGCGGGTCACTGGTTCATATGATGATGGAGCAAACCCTATCCTATTCCAGCCCTTTATATGGGCGCAGAACCGGGCAGATTAAGCTGAAACAAATCCCATATGCCTATTACAACCAATTTTTCCCGGCGATGTCTGAGCAAGAGCGCATTTTGTACTATGCCGTCACTGGTGGTGTGCCTAAATATATAGAGTTGTTCCATCAGGGCAAGGGAATTTATGATGACATTCTCCAAAATGTTTTCACGCCACAAAGTTTTCTGTACGAAGAACCAGAGTTCTTGCTTCGGCATGAAGTGAATGACATTGGAAGCTATTTTTCTATCATTCGTTCTGTAGCAGCCGGAAACTGCCGTGTGTCCGATATCGCGGCCTCGCTATCCATTCCGGTAACGAGTTTGCCGAAATCACTAAAGACCTTATGCGACTTGGACATTTTGGAGCGTGAAGTTCCCCCAACCGAAAAGAATATCGAAACAAGCAAAAAGGGACAGTATCGTATCCGGGATAATTTTATAGCCTTCTGGTTCCGTTTTGTATATCCTATGCGGTCTTTCATTGAAAGTGGTCACGCTGAAATCGCCATGAACAAACTGCGCAGCGGTTTTATTCCGAACCATGTCGGATATGTTTATGAAGATATTTGCCGCAGTAAAATGTGGGAATTGAATGCGCAAGGAAAGCTGCCTTTTTTGTTTGACCGTGTCGGCCGCTGGTGGGGTGGCAAAGACACAGAGATAGATATTGTAGCTGTCGATACAAATGACCGCAGTAATATCCTGTTTGGTGAGTGCAAGTTTCATCAAAATACTCAGATGCAGCTATCTGAACTACGCCAGCTAAAGGCAAAAGCAGCCGCTGTCCAATGGGGAAAAGAAAGCCGTACAGAGTATTTCATCCTCTTCTGCATCAGTGGATACTCAGAAGAATTGCATCGTTTAGCGGAATCTAACCCACATATCATACTGGGTTAATATAGCTTAACACCAAAAAAGCATGTGCATCACAAATCCTTTTAATTTAAAGGGATTCGTTGCACATGCTTTTGCTTTTTTGGATAACCTGAAAAATCAGTGGTAGCTATGATGTGGAATTCAGTCCGCCTTAGAATTCCCAAACACAACATCATAGATGCCGGGAATGTCGTAAGGGCTCACGATACGAGGAACAGGTTTGTCGGATGCGGGAGTTTTGAACTTTTCCGGCGCGTCAGAGATGATGACATCCGCTTTTTCCCACTCGCTGTCTTTCAGGAACTTCGCATACCGCATCCCGACCATTTCCTTGATGGAGAGGCTTTTCAGATGAATGGCATACTGGCAGACATCCTTCGTGGGCTGGTAGTCGGTGATGACATTGCTGTACGCAAGCGACCCGGCAACCGTCCTATCGACCATGATGAGTTCGCGTTTCTGCAAATCCATAACAGCCATGACCAGCTGGCCGGATTCGGTAGTCAGAGCGAACCGGTCCTTCACGGTGGCAGGCTCGAACTGTTCGCCGGTCATGCCGTCACGAACCATCACACCGCAGAAGGCTGTATCCATCTCGGAGAACTTCTCGCCGGTATAGGAGTTGACGACCATTGCGGCATAGCGGATACCGTTTTGCAGGCATTTCTTGATATCGAAATCCACATACTCGACAGCACCGTTCTTGCCGCTGCTCCTGCGGTCACCGGAATGGATAGCACCGAGCGACTCAACCTTCGGATTCCCGTAAAAGACGAAGTTGACCTTCTCATCGCCATAAAACGCGACCGAGAGGTCCAGGTCAACGCCGTCCCATGCCTCAGTCTCGAAACTCGCTTTCCAGTAGAGAAACGCACGAAGCACATTGCCCTCCGGGAGCCGGGTTCTGGACCCACATGCGGCAGAACGCAGCGAGGAGGAGATTTGCCGGGGATTATCAGGGAACACAATGTCGTTGCAGTGGCAAGCTGGGTCAAGGTATGCGCACTTCGGCTCGGTATCCTCCGCACGAAGGACCTGCCACAACTGATTGAAGATATCGCGGGCAACGCGGTTGCAGATATCCTCAGGGATAGGCTCAACTTCCCTGTCAAGAACCTTGCTGGCAGCACCGTTCGCCTTGCCGGTGGCAAGCTGGACGGGATTATTCCGATTCCGGAAATGGTTGATAAGCTGGACCAGAACGCGGGGCTCTACACTCTTGCAGACCGAGATGAACCGGAACAGGACATCCTCCATCGCGGCAGTATCCTTGCAACTGCGCAGAGCGAAGTCCAAATACCGGGCAAACATACCGGGACGAAGCATAAGATGTGCCGTCAGCAGTTCTGCGTTGACAGGCGGCTTCATCAGTTCCTGCAGCTTCGAGTTATAGGTCTCGATTTTAATACCGTTGCGGACCCTATCGAAGATGGCTTTGTTCTCAGGGAAATACTTGGCGTACTCACCCGGATGCAGCTTCTCGCCCAGACGCTTGAACTGTTCAGGACGGAGTGCAAAGCCTTCGTCTTTCTCGACATGTTCAAGCAGACCCAGAAGTTCACGGCGCTCTGCTCTTGTAAAGCTGCGGAAACGCGGTGCCTTGGCAAGGCTCACATCTTGCCCGCTCATAGCAGCGGCAAGGCGCAGCACATCGGTAGCGCTCTTGAAATTCAAGAAGCATTTCTGGGATTTCCGGTCGGGACGATGGATGATATAGGATACATACAGTGCAAGGTTCTCCTTACAAGGAATATCCTTATCCTTCATCAGAGACATTACCTTATCCAGAAACTCCTCGCCACTGTCAGAGAGAAGCATCTTTACGGTATTCTGCTCATCAGGAGAAAGAGGGGCTTTGCCCGTTACGCTCTGAACAAGATACCGGTAGATTTCATCCTCGGTGCAAGCTGGAATCTGCTTGGCTGCGGGAAGGTGGTCTCTATCAAGACCCTTGCAGAATCGGGACGGGTCAGAGTCGGGGGTCCATGTCCCACCGCTCAGATAGTTGAGGTAGTTGACGATATACAACTCCACAAGGCTCGCTTCCATCGCATCGTTCGGGAAATCCGGCCAGATGGGCGAAGTCTTTGAGATAGCTTTGCTATCTTCCGTGATAAACCCGTACAACTCGGACCAGACTTCGAGGAACGCAGTATGTGTAGCCTTGCAGCACGCCTCAAAGAGGTCGTACGCCATCACATAGCCATACTCCAGCAACTTCATGTTCGCGGTGCATACAAAGCGCTTTTCTACCGCCGTCTCCCCTTCCTTTGCAGGTGAGGGCGGGACGATACCGCGATGGTGCAGAAAAGTAATGCGGTTGAAATCTTTAACAGTCAGCATACAAACCTCCTGACAAAACAAAAATCCCGCATCGAGAAGAATCTCGACACGGGGCTAAGACACACGATTGATACGGAAAGCACGACCGCTAAATTTCATATATGCCGGTCGAACAGACAAGCTGCAGGCGGCCGGCATGGTGTCTAAAGAAGGAAGCGGACATATAGCCGTATTGGGATGCGCTTACATTACCGTGACGGAGAGCAAAACCACGACTTTTCAAGTATCAAATAGAAGGATGTGGTTTTATAGCCATACACAGTGGCTCAAGAAATTGGACATTGCACTATCTTGAGCGAGTAAACACATTATACCATAATTTGCTGTTGATTTCAAGAGGAATAGAACAAATAAATGTTGCTTATTTGTTAAATTGTGTCGCGTTATGGTTGTTTTTCGTGCGCGAAGCAGGTCTGGCGGCAAGGGGGTGCTCTATCGGCATTTTGACAACAAAAAAGCCCCCGCATTGCTGCAGGGGCCGACATCAATCATCGTCTTCGTCATCCGGGTCTTCGTCCGGAATGTCAGGAATCTCGATTTGCTCGAGTTTGGAATTGCTTTTTTCGGAATCCTCTCCGAGGTCTTTCCGCTTCCGGGTCCGCGTTGCTTTGCGCTTTGCGGTAGCTTCATTGAGTTCCTTATCGTACGGAATCAAATCATAGGGCGAACCAACAATAGCCGTTACGACCTTGTCTTTGATGTTACCCGTGAAATCATCCCGAATACTCGTCATTTCAATAGAGTGCTTTAAGACCGGAATCAGTTTCCGCCATTGCCATTCTTTGAAATTCACGCCGGGTACAGATACCACTACCGAAGCATTTGCCTGCAATCCTTTCAGGACTACTTGCAGAAAGCAGCTGTACAGGTATCCAAAATGCACATCACTGTCGTACATATCCGGCTTGTCTTTCCGGCAAACCATATCCGCAATCAGAGTATCCTCGTCCTCTCCCTTGCAGAAGATGACTTGTCCTAAGCGCGGCGGTTTTCCCTGTGCCTGTTCGAGGTATCTCGTCTTAGCGTCCGGAAAGAGCATGGCGAAATCATCGAGACCTTTATCCCATGTATTGGTGTCGGGACACAGACAACAGATGATTCTGCGTCCATGGATACCAACAGGTAGAGTCCCGGTTCTGGTCAATCTATATTCTACCGGCATTACTGTACCTCAGTCCAGATGTCGGACATAGTAAATATCAATGCCCAACCGCTTCGAGACGAGGTCACGCACTACATCGCCGCCGTAGCTTTGCACATTGACGCTCTGGTCAATAATAGGCATGTCGATGTCCAGAAAGTAGGGACCATTGCCCGTGCTGCGCACAGTGTTGAACTTCTCGGCGAACTCAGTGCCTTCCAGAGGGAACCAGTTGAGCCAGCCGCAATCCATCATGGGCATTGCGTCACGCTGATGCTCCGTCTGGGCTTTCAGAATGGCATCGCGTGTCGCAGGTTCGTGCAAAAGGTCGTTGATAGCCTTGCAGGTATCCTTCACCTCTTCACGAAGCTTCCAGAGCGCATCCTGACCCATCTCGTTTGCTTTCTTGGCAAAGTTAAGGTGTTCCGCTACTGCACCTTTCGGGTTGAGATATTTGAGAAGTGCGTTGATTTCCTTGTCAGTCAGGGTATCATCCAGCTGGAACTTGCAATCGTAAGTATCGACAAGCGCGTTGCTGAACACTGGCAGCGTGAATCCGAACCCGTTGACGCTGACATTCTTCTGGTTCGTGGTGTAGCGGTACAGAGTCGGGCAATCGTGATTGACCCAATCCTGCACAAAGCTTTTGGCACGAGACAGATTCGTGCAGCGCTTCGTGGTACGGCAGGTAGAGAACTCATACCACACGATTTCATCATCGTTCGCGTAACGGATATCCCGCAGTTCAGGGGCAAGACCTTTGGCGATAGTCATAGGCTGCATGGCATCAATGCCGTTGACTTCGAGGAAATCCTGCAGCACCCACGGGTTGATGGCAAGTGCATATCCCTTGCCTTCTGGGTACGCATTGGCAGGCGTAACGCTGCGCTTATCCTTCTTGTATACGCGCAGCCTCGTGTCGTTTGCAGGCGTCCAGTCATCGTTGTAGGTGGACATAAATGCCTTGGGACCGTTTTTCGTTATGGCAAATTTGATTTCTGCTTTCATGATATTTTTTCCTTTCTGCCTCATTCGGGCAGCGTGTCGCATTTGATAATTCCTCCATCATCGGTTTCCGTCTCGAATCCGAAATGGCACCATCCATATTCGTCCGAGAGCCAGTCCGAGACATCGTCGAGGAATTCTTCGATATCGTCATACTGTTCCTGATGTAAAAATGGGGGCGTGTAGACCTCGGTCGGTAAAGAGGCAAGAGCCTCCATATCACCATCTGTATCCCACCTGATATTCTTAATCAACATAGGTCACACCTCCTGAGTGTTGTTATTCTTGTTCTGAAGCTGCTCCGTCTGTGCGGCATAAAGACCAGCAGCGTAGGCGGTATACAGTTCCTCAAAGCGGGACTCGTCCTTGCTTGCCAGCCAATCCGTGGTGCGCTTGAGCGGCTCTTCCAAGGGCTCGAAGTCGTCTTCCATCAGAAGACCGGCGTGACCGCTATCGGTAAGGTACTGTGCCAGAGCACGCTGCCTGACATAATGCACCGCGTCAGCAGGCTCAATCACTTTCTCGTCAGCGCATGTCCAGTACATGTCTCGGTCCTTGTACCCGCGATACAGCCCCTCAATGGTCTTGGGGTCAGGCAGTTCACCGCACTCATCCCGTTCATCGAGGTCGAAGATACGAACTTCACGCACCGTGCCATCGTTCTCCGGAGGAAGCAAGATGCTGCGTTTTACGACTACATCATCTTCTTCATCATTGCAGGGAGCGACGATGTCAAAAACGCGGTGTGTGTCGTAGTCAAGCTTACAAGGTGTTCTCTGGCGCATGCCGGACGCGTAGTCCGTATAGCAACTGACATTCTCATTGATGTGATGAGGAGCGTTCAGCGCTTCGATGTACTGACTACGACCATACCAGTAGACTTTCTCGGTATGCCCATCGCTGGAAAGCTTAAAGACCTCGCGGATGTGGTAGCGCTCACGCTTGAGGACTACAAGCGCGCGGCAGAGCTCGGCGATTGGGTCGGGCGAAGACCGAGGAACGGTCACCAGCTGGGTGCTGTCATCAAACATCGTGACAAGGAAGACGATAACGGTAGCAAAATTGATAAAACTAAACATGATTTTTCTCCTTTTAGTGTTATTTTTTCGTGGTTTGGTTTTGCTGCTCAGACACAGACCCTTGCAGCGATTTCTGCTCTTTCGCTTTTTTGGCAGTCGCACTCTCTTTGCCGACGAGGAAAGATACGAAGCAGGTCGCCAGCATGTAAAAATACATGTATGTGTCAACCTGTCGTACTTCTATCTCTCCGTATTCCAGCAGTTCAAGAAGCCGCCAGACAGTGCTCATACAGACGATGAGCGCAAATAATAGGTGCTTTTTGGTCATGAATACTCCTTTCTTAAGTAGTTCCGGCAAATATAAAAGCAGGCCCATCCGAAGATGAGTCTGCTTAGTAAAGCCAGTATGTGAATTGTACGAGCGTAAAACGCTTAAAGTAGAATGGTATCTATCGTACAATTTTCATTCTATGCAGTTCGCACGTTCTTGCAAGTGATTCTTTGCGAAATTTTCGCCGCTGTGACGGACAGATTCCTTATATTATGAACATGTTCAGGAGAACATCCGAACTCGTAGCGAGGAACTTGTATTCGCGCCCGTCCACAGTTGCGATAAAGGGGATATACCCTGTCTGAGAATCCTTCACATCACCGTATTTCAAGGTCAGGCCGTTCGGCAGTGTGAGAGACTTGGACAAAAGCGAGGTATCGATGCTTTGCTGGAACGCCGATACCAACACAGTATCTGTCCCCTTTTGCAGCTGCATATAACTGTCGCTGATTTCCAGAGAAACATCATCGGCTAATGTCTCACCAAAGAGAGCGACTTTTGGAGTCGCATCAGAGATAACGGTATTAGCGAGAAGCTTTTTGATAGCATCTACCTGCTCGGAGCGATGTTCCTCATCCAATGTTACTGCAACCGTCAGATACACATCATCCGACACATTGCGTGCGCCCGAAAGAAGTGTTTCATCGCCGTTCTGGAACTCTCCAATAGCGTTGCTCGCATCGCCCTTGACAAGTGCTAAGTGGTACGCTCCTGCCTGCGCTGTGGAGTCTTCGCTGCGGTATGCGACTGTACAGGGTTCCTCGATATCAGCACAAGGTACGAAAACCTTAGCGTCAGATAGAGTCAAGGGCAGATAGGATTCCTGTGACAGATGAACGCCTTCTTCGCCTGCCTCAAAGTTCATGACGGGGGCAAAGTCCGCAACTGCTGCGGATTCGGCAGTTTCAGCCGTTTCGCCGGTCTCAGCCGTAGCCATATCGGGGAACAGCATATCCTCAAACAGCTGTGTGTAGTTGACCGTCTTCTGCAGTTCCTTGATTTCGCGGTTCATCCGCGCCGCGTCAAACTGCGCGAATACGAGCATAATGCCCATGACTGCCAGAGAAATGGCAGCAAGGCGTTTCATATTGTTTTTCTTATTCATTTCCTTCATCTCCAAAAAGTAAGTGTTACATCGTGATAATTTGCACCGTTGCAGGTATACATCAGAGTTCCGCCGCCCATTGTGGCGCTCGACCCGTCTGCATACAAAAGGTCACTGTCTCCGTTGATGCCACTGCAAACCCCGGTACAGGTCAGTGTCTGCACAGAAGTGCCTCGGTAAATGTAAGCCAGCGTCCCGGCGTGGCAGTTTTTGATTTTTGAGAATCCTTGGTTCCAGTGGTCACCAACCACCATCGTATTCCCTGCCAGAAAATACGCGGCGCTGTCTTTTGCGTCAACAAATCTCTGCGCGTGTCCGTCGAAGAGCGCTACATTTACGCCGACAGAAGGAATCACAAGGCGTCCGTTCATGCCGGGTCTGCGCTGCATCTCAGCTTGAACGCTTTCGTTCGACACGCCGCCAGTCTTCTCTTTGAGTTCCTTATCGCAGAGTGAAACTAGAGATTTTGCCTTTGCTGCATAGTTCTCATTTGAGAAGGAAGTCGTCACAAGTTGTGCATCGGTTCTCACTAAGACATCCTCCATGGTACGGGACGGCTGTCTTTTCACCGCTGTGGCATTCGCCTGTTCCTGCTGCGTCACGGCATCCACCTGACTGCGAAGTTGCTCTAAGTAAACTTTCGTCTTGTAGTTTGCAAAGAGGAGCAGCAAAGTACCAAGCCAGAGTAGACAGATAACGCCGATGGTTCGTTTGGTTGCTTTGGTCATTGAGTTTTTACTCCTTTCGTTGTTTTCGGCAAATAAAAAACAGACTCATCCGAAGATGAGTCTGCCTGACAAGCCGAGTGTAAATTGCACGGGCAGAAAATGCCTGAAGTAGAATAGTATCTATCGCACGATTTTCATTCTATGCCGTTCGCACACTTACACAAGTGCCATTTGCCGAATTCGACAAAAAAAAGAGCCGCTGCCCTTGGCTTTGGCAGCGACCCTAAAGCTATAATCTATTTCTCGTAGCTGAGCACTTTCAAATTGATGTATTTCTTTCCGTTCGGCATCTCGTGCGGTTCGATACCGACCTTGACATTGACATCCGCAGTCTTATCCTTGTTTTTGATTTTGGCACTCACAGCCTTGTTAGCAAGCAGGGCTTTTGCAGCCGTTGCACTGATTTTCACATCGTTGCCGTACAGTTTCGAGTTTTTCCAGAGCACCGCGCTGCAATCTTTGTTTGTACAGCCGTATCCTTTCGAGCCCTCCGCAACATCACTTCCGCAGAACGGGCATTTACCGAGCACAGTGCCGGATGCACCGCTATGGTCAAATTCCAAGTGAAATTCGGGACGGCCCTTAGAACAGTCGCAGGTCAGGATACAGTCGTATTTCTTACCGGTTTTCTTGCTCACACAACCTTTGAGCGGTGCTTTGCCCTTCGTGAGCAGCGCAGCGGCAGTCGTTTTCGTGAGCTTCTTGCCGATAGATTCAAAGAACTTGTTTTTCTTCCAGAGCGTTACCGGGCACCGGTTCCCGTCTTTGTCTTTTCCAATACAGGAGAAGGTTTTCTGTGTTTCCACCACATCATTGCCGCATCGAGGACATTTGCAGATGACCGGAAGGTTCCCGTGTCTGGTTTGTGCCGATTCAATCGCAACGTTCTTCGCCATGATTTCTTCTATGGTTTTTTTCGTGAATTCCAGAACATCGATACGGGTTAGGGTTCCGTCCTTGATAGAATGCAGCTGCGTAGAGAGATTCACCGTTACCGGAACATCGAGGTTGATTCCGAGTTTTTCCATCGTATCGACTAACCGGAACCCTTCTGCTTCGCCGTAATAGACGCCCTTTTTCAGAGAGATATAATTGCTCTTGACGCATCTGTCAACGGTATCGGCACGGGTCGCCTCGGTGCAAATCGTAGCATCCGACAAGATTTCTTTCCATTCCTCGTCTGAATACTCTTCATTTGCCTTCTCGGCACCGCGCATCGGCGCAACCATCCAGTTGTTAAGAGACTCAACCGTATACCGCTTCGGAGGCGTGGTCATCTTCCCTACCGTCTTGAAATTGATGTTTACGGCATCGCCCTTATTAAGTTTCGGAAGGAGTTTGTCTCCACTCGTAGGTTTCTCGAACTTTCGCCAGCCGGGAGTTACCTGCACATCACCTTTCAGGGTAAAATCCTCATCATAGCTGTGAATCACGATGGTTGTGCGGTCTACTGTACAGGCTTCTTCACAGAAAACAGCACAGAACCGGTTCAAGATACAGTCAAAGACCGTTTTCTGTGTTCCGGTAAGGGATGCAGGCCATTTTCCTGTCGGTGTGATAGCAGAGTGTGCTTCGATTTTGCTGTCATCATAGATGCTTTTGAGTTTCGGTTTGTTGACAAGACCTGTAATACCGTTCTGTGCAAGACCTCGTATCGCGGCATCGACCTTGACGGTCTCATTCGTTGCCAGATAGCTGCTGTTGGTACGGGGATAGGTAACATACCCTCCCTCATACAACGCCTGCGTGGCGGCAAGCACATCGGCAGGAGACAATGTCTTGTCGGCTTTGCAGGCAAAACTCTGCAAATCGCTCATCGAGAACAGCTTACCGGGATTGACGGTCTTGCGCTCTGTCTTGATATTGGTCACTGTGGCACCGGCTTTGTTGAAGGCATCTGCCAGCGCCTGCGCCTCGGCCTCGTGTCCTTCCTCGAATGTTCGTTTACTCGTGAGTTCAATTTCCTCGCCGTTCGTCTTTTCTTTGCTGGAAACAGCCGAGTACGGCTTCGGGACAAATTCCTTGATGGCTTTCTCACGTTCGATGATATGCTGTACGATAGGACATACGCAGCGCCCGATACGGGTAAAGCCACCGGCCTTGATGGATACATACCGTGTTAATTCAATGCCGAGCAGCCAATCAATCTCACTGCGCGTCTCAGCAGAAGAAGACAAGGATACGTATCCGGCATTGGGCTTGGCTGTCTCGAATGCCTGCTTAATGGTCTTGTTCGTAGTATCAGGAAGCCAGAGCCGATAAATCGTCTTGGGGGCTTTCAAGCCATACAGAAGCACTTCATCGACAAGCCGCTGCCCTTCTCTATCCGGGTCTCCGGCATTGTAGATGGCATCCACATCCTTGCGGTTCATCTGCTGGTTGGCGACCTTGATTAGGCCCTGTACTTTTTCCTTGCCCTCAAACTTAAACTTCCAGTCATCGGGGAAGAACGGCAGTTTCTTCAAATCCCATGGCTGTTTCACAGCGGGGTCATAGCCGGGAAAATACGCATCGAAGTCTATCAGTTCATACAGGTGTCCGACCAGGGATACCACGATATAGTTATCGCTTTCGAGCCATGTATTACGGTCTTTTCCCTGCCTCTCGAACTTCTCACCCTTCCACCATGAAATAGCGCCCGCGATACTTCTTCCGAGCGAGGGTTTCTCGGCGATTACCAGAATCTTTCCCATGAAAAAATGCCTCCGTGCAAAAATCGGGTTTTGTGTATTCAGTATATGGCAATTCGCACGCAACAGCAACAGCACACCGCCAGGCAAATTTTCCGAAACGGTGTGCTGTTTTCGCTTTAGCTTAACCCGATACTGAGATTTCCTTCGGTATCCATCGTGATGCGCAGCTTATCGACCAGAGATTTCCGGAACAACTCCTTCTCCTTCTCGGTCATCTCGATGCGCGTCTGACCATAGGCGCTTTGCAGCATATCCTCGATGTTGCAGCTGCCAAGCTGCTGCTTGAGATAGGATGCGCATTCGAGCGCCAGAGCATCGTTGCGGAGCCGGTATGCGTCTCCCGCCTTGCAGAACTGGTCCGTATAGCAGTAGAGCACATGATGTTCCCGCATCTTATTTACGATAGCCTTGCTGGTCTTTTCCCGCTCGAACATCATCAAGAACCTGGCCGTCACGACATTGTTGATGAGCGGCCAATAATCGGAGTCCGAGGAGAACAGAAGAAAGCTGTCGATTTTCTTATCGTAGTGTTCCTGACAGCAGCAGACTGCGACCGTCATATCGACAACGCTCTTTCCTTCTACAACGCGCTGGGTCATGAACCGGTCCACCTTGGCTTTCGTATAATGCTCCACGAGTCCCCAGATGGACGAAGCGTTCACATCATCGAACAGGAAAATCTTCTGAATCTTCCCGATAGCCTCAGGAGAAAGGCTCTGCAGCACAGCAAAGAACTTCAACGGGTCACAGTTCTCGCAGTCCACGAGGATTTCAGAACGGACGGAATGAAGCAGGAACTGCTCGACATTCTGCTGTGTCTGTTTGCTTTCCCCGCGAACCTTGTCGTAATCGCAGAAGGTATCTCCGTTCTGAGCATACAGCCGGATAAGGAACTGTTCATCACTGCCCAGAAGGTTTCCGCCCTCGTCAGCCTTGAACTGCCAGTTGAGGAAGACATTGTACGGGAATCTGATAATATTCTCGTTGTAGTACAGCCACGCTCTTTCCTGCGCCCTGTCCTTCGTCTTGGTCGGGAACGAAAACATCTGACGAATATACTCCCACGGCACCCACATCGGGAAGATATCCTTGCAACCCTGAATACGATTCGCGATTTCCGCCGCGATTCGGGGCCGGTATTCGTCCAGCGTACAATTTGCTTTGACGATATCAAGCCCGTCCTTGCGCAGTGCTTCGGTCGCTGCCTTTGTCATATCCATTGAATGCAGGTTTTTGAGGTCGTTTACCATCTGCATCTGCAGCTGCTTATAGCAGTGCTCGATGCAGGTAAATAGAAAACATAAGTTGCGCACCATCCGCGCATCCTGATTTTTTTCGAGCTCTTCGTAAATTTCCGGCAGCAGCTCTCCGGAATCAAAGATGTTCTTATCAACGCCGAGCAAATACCCGGCTTTTGATACGATTTCCTTCTTGTCGGTATAAGTATCGTTTGCGAGTGCAGTTTTAAGCTTTGCTTCGGCAAATAAATTGCCCATGCGGAATCCCTCCTTTATGTTTCGATGCAGCGTTTAATTTCTGACGTTTAGGTAACAAGAAACCCGGCATTGGTTTGCCGGGCAGGAATGTTATCTGAATTTGTCGCGGATTTCTTCGTCCGTTGCCGGGCGAGGTTCGCGGTGTTTTGAGATGATATACGCGGAGCACTGCTCATTCAGCCAGTCGATATCATTGCGGTCTACCTGACTGAATCGCTGGCACAAAACATACACATGTACGCCAGCCTTCGCAGCAGCTTTGAGCAGTTCACGTCTGCCGTTGAAGATGTCGTGGCGGCATTGGTCATAAAACAGGAACACCATCGGTTTCCGGCTTTGCGCTTCCTCGCTCTCGGGGTCTGCCATCGCAAAACCCTGCGCCTGAAAGTTTGCAAGGTCTACGGACTTGCCGATTGCTTCACCGGCACCATCCTGCAACGCGAACAGCAGCCGCCCGTGCGGGGCGTTGCCGTACTTGGCGCGAACCATCCGGCAGATGCGGTCAAATTCCTGGTCGAAGCCGATATACAGGACAATATTGTTCTCATCGCGCAAGCAATCGACTACTTCTCGCGCCGCCCAGAGCGTTTTCCCCGCTCCGGGGCGTCCAGCAACGACATTGATGTGATTATCGATGTTCATACGGCATCCCCCTTTTACTGCTTCTCGGTCTTGTCCTCCTCAGCCACAGCGGGAGTCTCAGGCTCTTCTGCCTTTCCGGTGGGATTTTCCTCGACCTTCTCGGCATCAGCATCAGAAGCCTTCTTCTCGCCGCCCTCGTCCTTTTTCTCGGGCATGGAGCAAGGAACCTTCACGACATGGACCAGAACGACCGGCTCGTCATCCTCGTCCTCATTGTCGGCATCCTTCTCGGCGCATTTGCGGCAACCATCACAGGGAGCGTCATCGCGCAGTTCATAAT